GATGGACCTGTAGTTGCTAAGTCAACAAAAGAACCGACCGTAGAGGTGCTTTGCTGTGTGGCTACAAAAGCTGTAGTCGCGCCAGTATTGAGTTTTCTTGGCGTTATAACATTATCTGCAAGAGTGTTGAACGATTGGGCCTTGACAAAGTATATATTTTAGTATAGAATAGTCGGACGGGGAAAATCATTAACGTTTTGGAGGGTAGAAGGAGATCAATAGTGAACGAAACACCGAAGAAACTGCTTGAGCAGTACTATGCGAGAAAGAAATCCATGGGGTACTCTCAGCAAACAATAGACCGAGTGGTTCTGAACACCTCGATGTACATCAGAGACATGAGAATAAGAAGTTTCTCGCAGATAACAACAAAAAGCGTACTCAGGTGGGGCGAGATAAAGCTCGAAACAATCTCCCGATCAACCTTGTACACCTACTACAACTCAATCCGATCTTATATAAATTTCATCAGACAAATGGGTATCGAGGTGGACGTAGATGAAACCCAAGTCAAGTGCAGACCACACTACAAATCGAGAACGTGGTTACGACCAGCACAGATAAAACAAATAGTTAGATGTGCAGAATACCCTGCTGACACCCTAATAAGGCTTATGTACACAACGGGAATGCGAATCAGCGAGGCAATATCAATCAACGAGAGAGACTTAATGGGGGACACGACGCTCTATATCAAGAGCAAGGGTGGTAATATGAGACCGATTTTCCTGACCAGAGACCTATATGACGAACTTGAGCAATTATCCGCCGAAAATGGCGGTTTTTGTTTTATAGACCCAGAGGGAGAACCACTCACCAGAAAGAAGGCGTACCACGTAGTTAAGAAAGCTATGATTTTAGCGGGTTATCCTAACGCATATCCCCACGCCCTAAGACACTCATTCGCAACAGAACTACTCAGAAAAGGCGTATCACTTTCGCACACGCAACGTCTTATGGGTCATGCAAACGTTTCTATCACACAATTATACGAACATTTGATTACAGACGACATAGAAAAAGCCCACGCCAAGCTCACTCGCGTCTAGCTGGAAGAGTATCTGTTTTATGTTATAATAAAACAAGAGATAAAAACAAAAAATGTCCGTAACTAACCCTATCATCACCATCAATGGCGTATCTTTAACAACTAGTCAGGTAACTGACTATACTTTAACGTATAACAAGTTGTGGAAGAACGCTAATCGTAACATGAGTGGACGAATTGTTGCGACAATGATAGGTGTCTATCCAAACATTAGCGTGACAACAAGCGTGCTCGACTTCTCACACGCACAGTCACTTTCAGCAGCGATTAACCAAGATTATTTCTCTGTTACGTTTTGGGACACCCAGACGAGTTCACATAAAACAGCACAGTATTATGCAGCAGACCACAAGGTAAGCTTCTTGAATGAGTGCAAATATGGTGAAGTCACGGTAGAGTTAGTAGCCGTAGATAAATCTAACTATATATAAAACAAAAAATGACAAAAACAATTGAAGAATCTGAGAAGCCAGCAAAGGTATGGCAGGTAACTGACCTAGCCGACAAGATCGATAGCATTGTGACAACTCAAAACGAGATTAAGCAGCTAATAAAAGATCAGTCAGCAAACTTCCCCACAAAAACAGAACTCGCCCTCGAACTAGAAAAGAGGGACAACAAGATCACCGAGCTACGTAAGAACCTGAATACCTACAACAAGGTAGTTTGGTTGATCGTAAGCACCCTGATACCTGTCGTTGTACTAATCATTTGGCAACTAGTGGTTAACTCCGCGAAGGTATAAACAAAATGCGCAACACGCTAAAAAAGATAATTTTCCCAGCAACAATAGGAGTAGTCCTCGTAGTGATGTCGTTGCTCATGATTCGGAATTATGAGACAGTAAACGAACTCAGCAGGCAGGGAAAACAACCAGTCAGTATCGTTACACCCGGCGCTCCCGGAAAAGCAGGTGAATCAGCATACGAAATCGCCGTCAGAAACGGGTACAAGGGTTCAGAAACCGAGTGGCTTGCGACCTTCAAAGGGCAGCCCGGCAGCAACGGTCTTAGTGCTTATCAAGTAGCAGCACAAAACGGCTACAACGGTAGCGAGTCAGACTGGCTCACATCGTTGATTGGACCAAGAGGTCTTTCAGCATATCAGGTAGCGACAGCAAATGGGTTCGCAGGAACTCAAAGTGAATGGCTTGCATCACTTATCGGCCTCAAGGGAGACAAAGGTGATAAAGGTGACACGGGGGCAACTGGTGCGACAGGGGCAGCGGGTTCAAACGGTACAAACGGTTTGACACCAGAAATCGCCTGTGTGATTCGCACGACCAATTCACTTGCTACGAGATACGTAGCGTGGAAGTACACCACAGAAGCAAAAACAGAATGGCGTGACTTATACAAACTACCAACTTGGGCAGAATGTACAAACCCAATCGATCTAAGAAACTAAAAAGAGTAGGAAAATAAACATGGCAGTAGCAGCACCAACAATTATTCAAAAACCAGCCCACCCAAACAACTACACAGTTGGTCGTGTCGGTGGTCGTAATGGTCAGCACACATTTCACCACGTAGTAGGGTCGGCGGACTCTGCTGCTGCGGTATTTCAGAACCCTAGTCGTCAAGCGAGTGCTACATACATCGTGACTGCAACTCCGGGAGTTGTTTATCAAGCAGTATCTGAAGCAAACACCTCTTGGGCTGACGGCAATCTCGCCTCAAACCGTCGTTCTATTACAGTAGAACATCATGGCGACTGGCGTAATGGTTATCGTAACGAGACTGTTATTCAGAACGCCGCACAGCTTGTGGCGTGGCTTCGTGATCGTGGCATAGTAAACCACTACTACCGTCACCGTGATGTTTCTTCAGTTTACACGCTCTGCTCTGCCGACCTTCCTGTAGAAGAAATCTGGAACCGTGCTACCCAGATTATCAACTCTTCAAACACTCCTACTCCACCACCAGTAACAAAAGCAGACCTTGTGTGGGAGAAACTTGCAAAACCTGTTACTTATGTCTTCAATAAGCAGACAAATCTATGGAACTTCAACGCCACTACTCATGCAGGAATGATTTCAGTTAAGACTTTCGCTAAGGGCGACCGTGTAGATATTTACGGTAAAGTTACTAACAAGTCTGTCGGCTCTACCTATCTACTAACTGAATACAGTTATACGCAGAAAATTACAAATGGCTTCAACCAAGCTGACCTTGATATTTATGTAGCCCCAGCACCAGTGCCAACCAAGCCTGAATGGGAGCGTAACCTTAAAGATATTGCCCCTGTTAAGCTTCAGGTTCTTACAACACAGACCCCAATCGTAAACCTTCTTGACGGTTCTATCGTTAAGCAACTCGGTGGCGGTACGTGGGTTGACTTCGTAAAGACCACGACAGTCGGTGGTGTTGAGTATCTCATCTCTAGCTGGTCAGCAGAACACGCTGTAGCAAACGGCATCAAGCGTGCAGACGTTGGTGTACCTGAAACTCCTGGCAACGAAAAACCAGAATGGCTAGAAAAGTGGTACGACATCGAAGACGTTGATATGTACACTCGTGCAGACACAGACCTCGTTAACCTAGAAGATGGTTCAACTGTTAAGGTTATCCCTCGTGGCGAGAAGATTCGTGTCGCCTCTATGACTGAGTGGTTCGGTCACAAATACGCGATTACGCAGTACAGCACAGAAAAGAAAGAAGGACGTGGTATTCGCCTCGACGACCTCGACCTGAAGCCTGTTACCGAAGAACCTACAGCTCCAGCTCCTGAACAGCCACCTATCGAGACTATCGACAAGAACGTGGTAACAGCATTCTTAGAAATGATTGTGAAGCTAATCAGTGAGTTTATTAACAAATTAAAGGGAGACAAATAATGTTTACAAAACTATTCTGGAAAGACGCAGTAGAGCGTGCTATCAAGACTATGGCACAGACACTTGTTACATTGTGGCTTACAAGCGACGCAGTGTTTAACATTCTTACTGTTGACTGGGCTCAGGCAATCGGCGTAGCTGTCGGTGCTGGTGTTCTATCAGTTTTGACCAGTGTTGGTTCTGCTGCCACCTCTGGTACAGACACAGCCTCATTGGTTGTTGACACTAAAAAAAAGTAGTCATTAGTGGTGATTAGAGCCTTCGGGCTCTTTTCATTTCTCTACAATATGTCATAGTCTCAAAGTGCTATAATTAGAAGACAGACACAATTAAATTGAATATAACTTCCTCTCTGGACGTTATTATTTTTCGCCCAAAAGGAGGGTTTCATGAACGCAAACGCAATTATTACTGACGAAATGTCACTCGAAGATAAACTCAAGGCAATCGATGCAGCCATGGAAGCGGCGAAGGTTGATTTTAACAAGAAGAACGGTCGTCAGGCTGACGCTCCAGTTGACCCAGCAGACCTTACTATGTGTGAAGGTTGCCAGTAGTGATAACAATCTACTCGACTGAGTGGTGTGCATTCTGCAAGACTGAAAAGCAGTGGCTTGATTCGCTTGGGCATAAATATGTCTCAAAGATGATCGACTCAGATGATGAAGCACTTGCAGAGCTTGAAGCACTAAACGTCGGCACTTCAGTCCCTGTAACGGTCATTAACGGCAAAGTTATTCGTGGTTTCGACAGACCATCACTTCTCGCAGCGTTGACGACAGTATAAAATACTGCTAATATACAGCAAAGCCCCTCCTCCACAGTTGGGGCTTTTTGATATAATAAAAGTAGTGTTGCCGGGTCAATCGGAGATGAAGAAGATGAAGAAAGAAACACTACCCCCAAAGGGAACTGGTCAAGCACCAGAATTAGAAAAGAAATTGACTTGGAAACTAAAAGAACTACCAACAGCAAGTTCGGTAGCACAACTTGTTGAGACTGGCGTTATTAAGCCAGAAGAAGCAAGAGACATTCTCTTCAAAGAGGATGTCAAACAATCAGACGAAGTAGAGGCTCTTAAAGAGATGGTAAACACTCTTCAGGAGATGGTCAAAGACCTGCTTGCTCGCCCTAACGTTACGCAGATCGTACCGTTCACAAGGGTCGTAGAAGTACCCCGTCGTCTAAACCCATACTGGGAAAAATATTGGGTTGGTGATAATGTGAGAATGTCAGGCACCACTGGCGATCAATACAAAACAAACTACACCCTATCAATAGGATAAAATAAAAACTTATCCGGCGACACTAATCTAGATAATCAGATATATCTTTATTCAAAGGTATAATCGGAGGACTTAAGTTATATCTTGGGTCCTTCTTTTTATATTCTTCCCACCTTGTTCTGACGATACCGCTAATAGGTTCTCCGTAAGCCGACCAACGATGAATGACCTTATCGCATTCGGTACAATGATACCTGTATAGATAGCCCTTGCCGTACTCGGCAGAAATAGCAACACCCTTACACCAGAAGTGTAGACACCACAGTTGGCTCCACCTCTTATTAAATACGCCCAAGATGCTCAATCACTTTCTCGGCTATCTCATCAGTCAGACCTTTTTTGAAACTGGTCTTAAAGAAATGAGGCTTCTGTTCGTCAAGCATGTCGCTATCGTCATCGAGAATTGCATATCCTTCTACTTCGGGGTGCTTGTCTAGCCATGCTTTGATTTCATCACCACGAACTCCCGGTAAATAAGGTGTCTTGTCTAAGAGCGGCACGACCCTCTCAGAGACGTTCTGCACACCTTCTGGGTGATGTCTCCAACTTGAGCTTAGAACGACCTCACAACCCGTCTGAAGCTGTATGCGACCCACTAAGAACGCACAGTAGCTGTCAAGCGGGTATGGTCCGGGGTTTTTACTGCGATCGAAGTTCTCTTGCTTGTTTACCACGCCATCGATGTCAAGAAATAATACTTTCATTCGTCTAAAGCCTCCTGCTCTCTTTCGTAAAGATACACCACATCATCGAGTTCCTGTCGCTCATTCTGTAACTCATCAAGACGGTCATACAGACCATCGGCCTCAGACTCGATCTCTGCAAGTCTCTCTAGTGCCGCTTCGTATTCAGCATTGCTGATTTCACTCATCTCAAAAGTTCCAATTCTTGTTCAATACGCTTCTTCTCTTCATATAAATCAATAGGAACAGAGCGTCTGAGTTCGTGAATGAGCGACAGTTCTTTCTGGTTGATTAGACCAAGCACAACACCCCCCTGAAGCAGCGTAGCGGTAATCAAAGCAGAGTAGCTATCAACAAATGGCTGATACCCAAACGGTGCGTAGTGTTTTGCGGCGTTCAATATCTTCTGGTCAATAGCCTTTAGCTCAATAAGTAATAACTCAATACGACCACGACGAATAGTGTTAAGTCTTTTCTGCTCTTCACGTTCTTCGTAAGTGTCTAGCTGATTCTGTGCGTAAGCAACAACATCTGGGTCGTCAGAGTCAACCTGTATGCGTATCACCTTATCGCCAAACCTCTTTTCTAGGGTTCTCATCTCCAGTATGTACTCCTGCTATGTTCAATCCTTTCGCCTGTCGTCTTCGTCTCTTTAGTCTTATACCCGCAAAAAGAACATTTATAAAACGTAGTTGTGTGCGTATACACGGTATGGTAGTCGTAATAGTAGTAAAAACTACCGCCACTGTCTGATGTCTTATACACCTCTTTGTCATACTCAACTGGGTCGTGGTCGCACCTCCACCTGCGAAAGATTCTGTTAAAAACTTTCTCGTATAACACTACTTACTGTCCTTTTCGTTAATATATTGAATCAAGCACAAGACGCTGTTACACCTAGCACGCATACCATCTTCAGTTTGCACGACCATTCCCAAGTTCTTCTCGGTGACCTTCTTGTCGCAGTACTGACACCTAGAAGATTGCCTCTTAAAGATAGCTACTAGCAATTTTCTACCGAGTGATTTATCAAATACTATATTCATGATTTATTCCGTGCTAGCTGCTTTAGTTCGTGCTCGTAGTGACTTCTGTTTATTTTAGGTAAGTGACCATCTTTTATCAAGTGTCGAAGGGTATGATCGATAGCGACTTCAGTTTCTCTAGGGGTGAGTGACACGCTCGTAACCATCTTGCCATCTTTCATGATCTTCAAGTGCTTCTTTGATATTTCGGTGTAGAGACCGTATGGCTTGATTGATTCTATGAACGCTCGATATTTTTTGAATAAACTCATGTTTTTGCCCTATTGATGGTTTATATCACTATACTACACAAAACGCTTATGTTTGTCAACAATATTACCTGAAAATAAAAATCTTTGTGAAATCGCTTGCGTTTATTATTCTCTGTGCTATAATAGAGATATGGCTGAAAGAATTATAGCTACAACAAAGGCAACCGTGACAACGGCTTCTTTCGCTATGGTCATTCGCGGAGGCAAAGCCAAACAGTAAACCCTTATTATTTTCACATTCAAGTAGATTATAGTAAGGGGCAAAAAGCCCTTTTTTCATTCTTAAGGGCTCGAAGCTAGTTTGGTCAAGCACTCGCCTTTTAAGCGAACGATCGTCGGTTCGACTCCGACCGAGCCCACCACATTAACATTTTGGCGATTAGCTCAGCAGTAGAGCACTTGTCTGATACTCAAGAGGTCGGAGGGGCAGCACCTCCATCGCCAACCATACGCCGCCTTAGCTCAATTGGTAGAGCAGTTGCTTTGTAAGCATCAGGTTTCCGGTTCGATTCCGGAAGGCGGCTCCAAGACCGTGCTTTGGTGTTCAATGGATTAGCATTTCTGGCTTCCAACCAGACGGTCAGGGTTCGAATCCCTGAAGCACGACCAAAAGCATAAGTGTTATAATTATATTATGACCTTAGAACACAAAAATAGAAAAGAATATATGGCAAAGTATATTCGTGAACATTACAAAAACAACAAGCAATATTACATCGATAGGGCAGACGCACGTAAGAAGAAACTGCTTGACCTAATCAGGTCGTATAAGCAGAAACCTTGTGTAGACTGTGGTATACAGTACCCTCCTTATGTCATGCAATATGACCACGTGAGTGATGAAGATAAGCTATTCGATCTAGGCAAAGCTCACAAGAAGGGGTACTCAGAAAAAAGAATACTTGATGAGATTGCGAAATGTGAGGTTGTCTGTGCGAACTGTCATGCAGAGAGAACCTATCAAAGATATACCGCTGTAGTGTAATGGATAGCACACGACGGTTCTAACGTCGGCGGTGAGGGTTCAAATCCTTCCGGCGGTACCAATAATGGCGTATAGCTCAAAAGTAGAGCGACCGTCTTATACGCGGTTGACGAAGGAGCGTTACCTTCTACGCCGACCAAAATAACAACTCATGGCTCCTTAGCTCAATTGGTTAGAGCGCTGGTGTTACATACCAGAAGTTCAAGGTTCGAGTCCTTGAGGAGCCACCATTTAACAATTCGTATGTTCATGTAGGTGTGCACGCCTACTTTTACAGAACCGTACACTATGTCAGAATTTGTAGCTCAGCGGTAGAGCAACGGGTCGAAAACCCGTAGGTCGTTGGTTCGAATCCAACCAAGAGTTGATTGTAGCAATAGTGTACCCATAATGCGGGTTACAGTTCCGGTGAACTGGTAGGTCTCATAAGCCTAAGAGCAGGGTTCAACTCCCTGGCCCGCAACCATAAGCAGGGTTAGCTCAACTGGATAGAGCATCACGCTACGAACGTGAAGGTTCGGGGTTCGAATCCCTGACTCTGCACCATACACGGGGTGACATGTTCCGAGGTAGGCGAGACTGCTTTGCAAGCAGACTGAGCGGGGTTCGACTCCCCGTCACTCCACCAAAAACTATGGGCTTGTAGCTCAGCTGGCAGAGCATTCGGCTCTTAACCGAAAAGTCGTGGGTTCGATCCCCACCGAGCCCTCCATAGAAAAATCCCAGACCCAGAGATGGGTCTTTTAATTTGCTATAATGAGTATAGAACCTTACAAAAAACACAGTTCAAAACAAGCACGGTAGATGCTGCATATAAAACAAATAATCGGAGAGAAAATATATGGAGCAGAAACCTGCCAAATCATGGGAGGCTGGTGCCTTCGACCGCGAAAAAGGTGAGTGGGTTCATACAACCCTTCACAGCTATGACCACACAGTAGAAGATGTAGATATACACGATCTAGTAGTCAGTAGAGCAGCACCAACTAAAATAACGCCAACCAGAAGAGGCAAAGCTTTCAGATCGGATGCTCGTACTCTCGTCGCTGGTGATGCACAAATCCCCTTTCACGACCAAGAAGCATTCGATAGGTTTCAGAAGGCGGTAGTTGAAACTCAGCCAGACAACATTGTTTTTGTCGGCGACATGGTTGACCTACCATCAATGTCACGTTTCGCACAAAGAACAGAGTGGGTTGGGTCAACACAGGGAGCTATCGATACATATCATAACTTCTTAGCACAAACCCGTGCTAATGCACCTGATGCTAATATCTCTGTTGTACACGGCAATCACGAACAACGCATGGACGATTATGTCCGCAAAAATGCAGCTGAAGTTCTGGGATTGAGACGTGCGAACGCAGCACACGAACTTGCGGTTCTAACACTTCAGTATCTCGTGAGATACGATGACCTAGAAATAAACAGCATAGACGGCTACCCTAACGGCACATTGTGGCTAGAGGATAACCTAAAGGCTATTCACGGAACTAATGTAGCCAAGGGAGGCTCAAATGCCGCAAAATACCTCAAAGAAGAAAGAGAAACAACTCTCTACGGACACACCCACAGACAGGAGCTTGCTTATCGTACTTTCCCTCGCAGGATTGGCCAACTTACTATTGCTGCTGCTTCTCCCGGTTGTCTGGCTCGTACTGACGGGGCTGTGCCTGGTTTTCGTCATACTGTTGATTCGCAAGGCGTACTGGTTAAAAGAGCCGAAGACTGGCAGCAAGGACTAATAATGATAGATCATAACGGTTCAAACCACCACATACAGCCGGTGATGTTCCAAGAAGACGGATTCTATCTAGATGGAAAGAGACATGAATGAGAGTGAGCCAGTTGCAAAGCTAACTCTCCCTAATGGGGAGACGTTTGAAGCGAGAAGAGACACCGCGTCGCTATACACCTTCATGGGTAAACTCGCTATTTACAACCACGTTTACTGCTATGATGTCAGAGACAACGAAGTTCAGCAATCGTTCTATGTGTTCAACTTTGTAAACGGGTATCAAGAGCTTTCAGAATATATGAAAGAGAACGAATACCCACAACACCTTAACCTACCAGAAATTTCAAGATCAGACGTTGAAGCATTCGAGAGAGCTTCACTGCACGATCTCGCAACGATGGATAGTTTTCCCGAAGATTGGGAATAAAAAAAGAGCCCCTTAGTTGGGGCTTTTTTATATTTGGTTTTTGCTTTCTTCTACGAGATTTTTTATGCGTGACTGTGATGCACTAATTAGCTTCCAGCTACTTGACACGAGTCTCGTTATCTTGTTTATGTATGCCCTGTCTTTTGCAAACTCGTATTTCATCGACACTTGAGTTGCGTTAACCGAGTTACCAGCGTCGGTCATTTCCTTGAAGAATACTGACTCTTTTACTTCGAGGTCTTCTTCTAGTGTACCAAGACCTTCTTCGACCGCTGAGACGTATTGTGCGAGACGGTACATGTTGTCGCTGATGTGTGTTGGTGATGAGAGGCTCTCTGCTTCTTGAAGAGCCTCCCTTGCTTGCATCATACCACTGATTGCGGTATCGATGTTCATGTTTATTTTACCGGCATGTAGAAGTTTGCGCCGTTACCTACGTAGGTTGGTAGTTTACCGTCCCACTTTTCGAGGTACTGCTTTGTCAACAGTTCTTGGGTCAATGTCTGCTGCTGTAGACGCTGTGCTTCAGCTGCACCCTCTGCTTCTGCGACCTTCTTTTCTGCCTCAACCTTAGCTGTTTCAAGTTCCTGACGAGCACGTGCTACGTTCTGATTTGCGATCTGAACTGCTTCGATAGCTGCGTTGAATTCTTTACTGAAGTTAAAGTTTGTGATGCTTACATCGAGTACCTGAATGCCGTACTTCTCTAGACGAGACTTAAGACCTTCATACACGTCGTTCTTGACTTCAGCACGCTGGGTGATTAGCTCACTTGCGTTGTATTTGGCTGTAGCCGCCTTGAACACTTCGTTGAGAGCTGGTGTTACGAGCTTATCTTTGTACTCTTTACCAACCTCTTTGTGCATCTTTGATACTTCGCCACGATTCAACTGGTAGTTGATAACGAGAGTACCGCCAACGTCCTGCAAGTCTTTTGTTGCAGCGTTGCTTTGAACTTCTTCTTTTTGATTTTTGACATCATATACTGTGACGTTGTTAATTCCCCAAGGAAGAACCCATGAGAAACCTTCGCTCAGTTCACGACCTGTTACACGACCATACTGTGTTACGACACCAACTTGACCAGTGTCTACACTACGCATCGATGAGAATAGAGTGATTACGCCCAAAAGTACCAAAATACCTGCGAGAATCAAACCTACATACTTACGAGTGTTGTTACCGCTATACATTACTTCTTGCCCTTCTTAGTTTTATTATTTTGTTCTTTTATGTCAGCCCTGACGGTAACCAGTAAGATCACTGTACATACCGCCAGAACTAGAGCTACGATCAATAGACCAGCTGCCATACGATTCTCCTAGAAAGGAATCTCGCTTAGGTCAATAGGTCCGTCATCGATGTCGTCAATAACTACGTCTTGAGTCAAGCCAACAGCTTCTGTGTGGCTATCTGGTGTGTAGCTAAAATATTCAGCGAAGTAAGCCTGAAGCTCTTGGTCGAGCTGTACTGCTTCGGCTTTTTCTGCATCGGTCAATGGTACTGCTTCGAATACAGGCACTTTGTAAGATACTGCACCCTTCTTAGCGTCAGCCCATTCTTTTAGGACGACCTTTGAGTTTGTAACACGGTTCTTCTGTGTGAATTCAATCCACGCATTGAGTGCTGCACCTGACAAACCAAAGTTTGCGATTGCGAGACCGTTTGTAGACGCATGTGCTACATAGATGCTTGCATTATACTTAGCACCCGAAAGGTCTGCACTTCCCTTGATGTCACGCCAGATACCAGATTCTTTGATACCCTTTGAGGTACGAACTGTAAGTGTATCGCTACCTACCTTGCGAACTTCATTGCTCCAGAAGCCTGAGCCGTCTGCGTCGCTCCACCCACGAATGGTTGCAAGCTGATCGAGAACGATGAACTCAAATGGCGTTGGTACCGTTACATTCTCTTGGGTTTCTTTATCGTAATATACTACGGCACCGCTCTTGACTTTCAAAAAGCGTGTCGCTGGGTTAGTTGGTCTTTCTTGTGATAGACTCATTGATTCTCCTTATATTATTTCTTTCTTATCTAATTATAGCTGAAAAAATCGATAAGCACAAGCACTTTATTTGCGTTTTTTCTGTCTTCTCAAGTACCTCAGTAAAGTTCTTGATTCAACATCGCACCATCTGTTAATTGCGTACTTGGCTGGGTTTGCATCGGTTCTCCAGTGTTTGTAGTGGGCTTTGATGTCACGCAGCTCATAGCTCTTCGCCCTGTTCAGAATTGGTAGAGAAATTTTCATGATTTGCTCTGACCTTATGGCATCTCTTTTGCGTATATTACCCGCTTTTGTTTTGCAAGGACTTAGTACGATCGCAACTTCGTTATATATGATAACTTTGCTACGAGACCAGTCTTTGATGCTTTTTTCTGCAAGAACTAATGCGTTCGCTAAGGCGTAAGTTTCGGCGAGTGCTGTATTGACATAATGTTCTTTGAATGGTGCAACATATTTTATTACACCTCCATCATGTCGTATATAGCAAGCCCAAGTCGTAATACCGTGTTCGTGGTCAGAACTTACGTCAGTAGCGATTGTGACATACTGGTCTAGTCCCACCATAGACGCAGCCAATAGCGCTTTCCGAGTTTTAGCCAGTCGATTTCATCTGCAATACCAGAATAATCGTCATAGCTGTCTTTTTCGCCGATACACTTATTAAATAAGTCGGCTGCGAACTGCTTTGATGCTGGTAGAATATAGACCGTATCGCTGTCACAGAATATATCCTGAATTTCTTCTTTATTAGTTCTCAAAAACTCAACCATCTCCTTGCTGAAGCCACCATTACCGAACTGACCACGATCTATGTCGTACAGAACAGTATCTTTTCTGAAGTCTTCAGCTGACTGATTGGTTTCTTGTATTTTTCCGTATCTCATTCTATTACCTTTATCTTCCCGCACTTTTTGCATTTTTTTGCTTCTTCTAGGTGTTCATAGGGTATTCCCCCTGCGACACCTCCTAGCCACCTTGTGACCATCACGTACCCGATGTATTGGTACTTATGCAATAGACACATCTTTTATTTTCCAGTAACAGACCGTTCTCTTTGTTGCTGGATAGACTGCTTTGAACGCAAGCTCTACCTTTTCTAGTCCTACGAGTTCATTGGTTCTTGGGGTGATAGTGTTAATAGGTTTTCCGAGAAAATTAGCTATCTCTTGATTATTAACAGGTCTCTTCGCACGACCAATGGTCTCTAACACGACTTTCTGTCGGTCGCCCAACTCTGGGGCTACTTCTTCGTATGCTCTCTTGCTTGTATCTCTGACTGCCATACCCTCTCCTTAAGTATCTGAGCTGTTTTATGAATACCGTCTACAAAATGCTGATCTTTGTCTTGCGTCTCCTTCTTTAATTCGTTAAATGGCACCATCGAGAAATGTTCACCGTATTGTTCTTTGTCCCACGACTGGTTAATATTGACAGCCCAAGCGTCGTGTACGTCTTCTAGGGTGGTATCTGTACCCTTCACAAGCACCAGCAGGGAGTAGACATTCATCAACCCCTTGCCGACCCTAATGTGCTTAGCGAGCTCTTCTTTTACTTCGTCTATGTAGTTCGACATAATCACTTGCTTTTCCCGCACACTTTACACACTGTGGCACGGCCTTCTTCGCTGAATAGCGGCGTGGTAATGATGCCAATCACTCTATACGAATGGAATCCTATGAAACATAGTAAGCGTCTCATTTTCTTAACTCCTTTGCTATCTTCTTAATCTCTTCGAATGCTTCTACGTTGCCCATAGCGTCGTTTACAGGGTTATGGTCGTGCTTAGTCTTACGAAAACGCTTCCACGACTGTGTTTCGCCGAAATTATGTTGAAGACCAGCCCAAAAGTCAGAAATGCGACGACCAGAATGACCAAATGGGTTATCGATACCTGCACGATCAAACATACCAGCAATCCACATCCAGTCGTAAGCTACGTTGTCGCTCACGAATACGGGACGGTCATTCTTACAAACATGCCTCAACCAGTTAAGAAAGTCTTCAGCGACCTCTTTGTCTGATAGAAGACGCTTACCTACTACGGGAATAGCCGGGTTTTCTGGGTCTGGTGAACCCTCAAATAGTACACCGTGATATGTTTCTTTGCTTGTTCCATGTACTGCACCAAATTCTGTCATCGTACCGTTTACTGGTGATGACCCGCGTGCTTCTACGTCTACGAAAATGTAATTGCTCATGGTTTTATACTATCAAGCTTAAGCTTCATTGTCAATATCGACTACATCGCCGAGAATTGTGTTCCATTTGTCACCTGCGTAGTGGTAAATCTTCAGACCCTTAACCTTAACACCGTTCGCCTTCAGAATCGCAGCGTAGAAACTGAGCTGTAGCCAATACTTGCTGAGACTCTTCTGAATATCTGAGTTGGTCTTGAAGTCGGTGATATACACGCTCTTATCTTCGTTAATTTCAATACGGTCAATGCGACCAGCACGCTTTTTGTTGTGGTCAACCACCAAGCACTCGTAACGAGCGTTAGTAACGTCTGGATGCTCTTCGTAGAAGCTCGTCACAGCTTGTCCTAGCACCGTATTGTCGTGAAGGTGGGTTTCTTTACCTACACTCTCTGCAAGCTTCTTAAAACGACCGTAAAGCTCTAGTGCAGCGTGAATCGCTGTACCGAATGAAGCTGAAGCAAGTGCTTTTAGCTCCCACATTTCTTGAATTTCTTTCGCGCCACCATCACCGAGACCGTTCTTTCTCGCCATGGCGTTACTAATCTGCTCTTTAGGGAATGGTTTTTCGAATTGTTCAGCATATTTACTGCCCGAAAGGTAAATTTCACCTAATGCGTTGGTGTATTGGTGGCTTGCGTCATCGTAAAAGATTTCGTTACCGAAGATGTCTTTGACAAGCTCTGCTGTTTCTGGTCTAACTGTCTTACGTTTCTTCTCGTATTCGATGTAGACGTTGACACCATAGCTTTTACCGTCGCCACCAGTGATGTCGCTCAGTTTAATGCTTGCTTTCTTACCCGCATCTAGCACACTTGCAAGCTCGCTGTTCTTATCACGGGCGATATAACCTACCTGTACCCATTCTTCAGACACATCTACGCTAGTGTTGTCATCAAAGCCAACAGTACCGCCGGGAATGAGAGCGTCAATCGCCACTGCGTCTTTGTCGTATTCATTATCTGGTTCACGGCGAAAACGAAGATCGATGTCGTTACCGTCATCAACTAACTGCTTAATATCAGCAATAACGTCTTGACGACCCTCAAAGCTGACTCCTACTAATTTACTATGATAACTGGTTGTGTTAGCCACGTGCGTACTCCTCTTCAGCGTAGAAGAGAAATTGTGCTAAGTCTGTGGTGAGATTTTCGGCTTTCTTCCAGTCTTCTTTTTCTGCTGCTTTTATTATTTGTGCTTGCTGCAAGTCTATTTGTTTTTCGAATTGTGTACCTGTCCACAAATCCGCTATATCACTACCCCAAGCTAGGGTGACATCGATAAGCTCTTTAATTTCTTTCATGTTTCTTCCTTTCTTGAAGTTTAGGACTGCTTATGCTTTTCATTATAGGCGTAAGCGGAAATAAAGTCAATACTTATTGTGCTTATTTTTTTCATGTGCTATAATAAGGGTATGAGCAAGACATATTCATACGAGGAACGTGTAACCGAATAACTCGGCACTCTTTGTATATGCTCAAAGTAGATCGCCGAGAGGCGGTTTTTTAATTTCATGGCCCTATGGACAAGCGGTTAAGTCACGGGACTTTCACTCCCGGATCGCGGGTTCGAATCCCGCTAGGGTCACCATAAGCCAGTTTATGCAAGCGGTCAAAGCATAGTGACTGTAAATCACTCGCCTTCGGGCTTCGGAAGGTTCGAATCCTCCAGCTGGTACCATTGACATATAGATTTAATTTGATAACATAAGCGTATCGGTAGGTAGTTGATTTGATGGGTAGAATTCGTTCATCAATTCTGATGTAAGACCACACAAATTAGAGGGTAACAAATGTTTTTCGCCGAAAACCCTCCCCCAGACTATTGACATAAGCATTTTGACCGCCTATAATAAGAAGTAACGAAGAATCACACACCTCGTTACGGGAAGGACGGTTGCCTTGACCGCCGTATCAGGTATAACGCAGTGGTTGTCACCCCATTCGAGTGGGGTGTTTTTGTTTATTTTTATAAAAAGTGCTTGCGTTTATATTTATGTGTGCTATAATAGAGATATGAGTAACTTATTTAGTCATCTACAGCCCTCATTGCTCTGGAATTGCCCAGATCAGTTTGGTATTGGTGTCTAATGTTTTCTCTATAGTTAGAGCAAAGTAAAACAAACATATAAGGCACCAATCCCACAAAGGTTGGTGCTTTTACTTTAACAATTAGAATGACGGACAAGGCTAAAAGTTACCCTAACATGCTGTGAACATGCGAAAGCTCGAAAACACGGTGATGAGGGTAGCACTCGAAAGAGAGGAGTATGAGGGAAACCAACACGACTGTGGGAGGCGCGTGGTCATATACTATAAGTGGTGATAGCCAATTGAGAGGCGTATAGTGCTATAGCTAGCTATGCGTCGTGTCTAGCTGAAAGACTGAACCACGAATATTGGTTGTACGATAGGGCTTCGCTGCCCTCTGCGAGTACGTTCGCGGCTATGTGTTGAATAAGCGAAAACAGCATAGTGTCAGGCTCATGCAAGGCTACCGATGAAAGGTCTTGCCGGATTTTGTTCCCGATTTGATGGCGACAGGTAGCGCCAATCGGTGAAGCTTAGTACAAATCAACAAAACTAAGCACTTTTAGGCCTCTAGTGTAATGGCAGCACAAGGGATTCCAAACCCCTTAGTAAGAGTTCAAATCTTTTGGGGCCTGCCAAATTTGGAGATGTGGTGTAGCGGTTAACACACTCCCCTGTCACGGGAGAGATCGCGGGTTCGAATCCCGTCTTCTCCGCCAAATTAACAATTTATTCCTCTGTAGTGTAATGGTAACACGTCTCCCTGTTAAGGAGTTATTACTGGTTCGAGTCCAGTCGGAGGAGCCATATCAGGATATAGCTCATGTTAGCAGAGCGCTGGGTTTGGGACTCAGAGGCGGGGAGGGCAGCACTTCCTATCCTGACCATATTATCAGAGTTAGATTGCGGGGTGTGATGCCCGCCTTGGACGCGGGATATGCTGGGTTCGACTCCCAGAACTCTGACCATGTGGCACTGTAGCTCAGCTGGTAGAGCACTCCCCTGAAAAGGGAGGGGTCGTTGGTTCAAGTCCAACCGGTGCCACCAAAATTATGCACCTATGGCCGAGTGGCCTAGGCGACCGCCTGCAAAGCGGAATACATCGGTTCGATTCCGGTTGGGTGCTCCAGATAAGCGTCTATGGTGGAACGGTAGACACGGCAGGCTCAAACCCTGTTGCCCGAAAGGGTGTGCTAGTTCGAATCTAGCTAGACGTACCAATTAACAATTTATGCCGAAGTGGTGGAATGGTAGACACGCTGGTTTTAGAAACCAGTGCCCGTGAGGGCGTGAGAGTTCGAGTCTCTCCTTCGGCACCAGAATATCGCTCTATGGCGAAAAGGTTCACGCAGGCGGCTTAAACCCGCTGTCTTAATTGACTCTAGGTTCGAATCCTAGTAGGGCGACCAAATAAGGAAGGTTATCCCAGACGGCTCTGGGCACTGTCTTGAAAACAGTTGGAGGGGGCAACCTCTTGGAGATCGACACTTCAGCCTTCCGCCAAACAATATGGTGTCGGTAGTGAAAAGGAATCATACCAACCTGTGACGTTGGAGTTGCGATGTCGGGACTCGTCTGACACCCCATAATTATTGCCTTGTCGTCTAATGGTAGGACGACTGACTCTGAATCAGTTAATTGTGGTTCGAATCCACGCGAGGCAGCCAAGATGGAAGATGAACTAGCGAGGTGCTAGACTATCCTGCTAAGATATGTGCGTTCGCAAGGGCGTTGGGTTCGTGTCCTACGTCTTCCGCCATAATCAGAGATCGTCTAACTGGTAGGACGCAACCCTTTGAAGGTTGTTATCTAGGTTCGAGCCCTAGTCTCTGAGCCACAAGAGTATAATAGGGGTATGAGCCCCGAAAAAATAAACACATGGAATTTACCAGAAGACCCATTCGAGCGTCAAGCAAGAGTGAGCGAAATAGCTGACGAGATGTGTCAGCAGTACGATGAAATATTCTTTAGAGTCATGAATAGGGTTCTAGAAGAAGTCAGAGCTAATAATCTTCGTAACGAAAGACAGCGTAACCTAGGCCGCCAAGCTCTGCAAGAATCAGAATTACCCAAAACACCGTGAAAACGGTGCTTTTTGTTTGTACGCTATTCTGAGCGTCTGTGACGAGTTCAGCTGGTTTCTTGGTACGCAACTCAACTTTGTTACCGAAAACTGGTTGTACGCTCTCTGAGAGGTTCAAAAAAATCGTGCCTGACTTAGGCAGCTCTAAAATGCTATAAGAATACCTTTTATCGCCCTCAGTATCACTACTCAGCCATGATCTACCAAAAATACCACCCTTTGTGCGTTCGTAGACGTAATGACCATCTTGACCATCAATAATTTCACTTGCATCAACACCACGAGTGCTTAATGCGAATAGACTAATTGGGTACTTTCTCTCAGCCATCTCAACTTGACTGCCTGACAGCTCCCAATTATCAGTGGTGTCCCAAGTATAATAAGTTTCTTGGTGGCACTCTTTAACATTGCCCTCATCATCGTAGGTACAGACGGTGCGGTAGTGCTTAGTGTAGGTTTGCTCTCTCTTCTCTACTTTAGAGAATGATTTGTTCATTTCTGGGAACTTAACTAGGTCAACCGACTTAACAGTTACTTCGGCGAGAACATTGCCCTGCTTTGTATCAATAGAATAGTTTAACTGTGTAGTATCGGCAGCCTGTATAGCAGTTTGATAGAGACGAGCCTCTTGCTCAGCACCATCCATAATTGCATACTTAATCGGTATGCCTATGAATATAAGAAATACTGCACCCGCTACAACAGCAAGGTACAGCAGTCTTTTCTTATTCGCTAAATAGGTTGCGATGTCCTTGGGCTGGTACATCATAATCCAAGTACTTGAAATCCTGTTTCTCGTAACCCATGATACCTAGAACTAGGTTTGTAGGGAACGAACGAACTTTACGGTTATATGAACGAACATCGCTGTTATACTGCTCACGGTAGCCAGCAATGCGGTTTTCTGTTATAGAGAACTCGGTCATTGTCTTGTCATAAAGTGCGACCGATTTAATCTCTGGGTACGCCTCAACGGTTGCCGCGAGTGTTAGCTGTGCTTGCTCGATCTTACCTGAATTAGCGAGACCACGTGCTTCAGACAGCTTTACAATAGTGTCTTGCTCGAACTTCTTAGAAGACTCAACCGCATCAACCAAGTTATTGAATAGGTCTACACGACGCTGTTCTTCTTTGTTGATGTTACTATTTGATGTGTTGATATTCTCTTCTAGGGTAACGACACGATTATATGTCCCCGAAAAGATAGGGATTATTGTGAGTAAGGCGACTAATACGATACCCGCAATGATTGCTGGTTTCGCCCACTTACTTGCTAGTATCTGTTGCATTCTTTTGCTCCTGACTTGTTGTTTGATTACTTTCTACCTCAACCTCGACGTGCGTTACGATGTATGCAATGAAAGCAATACCGAACAACGCTATACCGACAGAGGCGGATGTCATCTTGAGAAACTTGATGATTTGTGCCTTTGGGCTTGGGTAACGATCGCGTAGCTCTGATTCTGTATAGTAGCTAGAGTTACGAGCCCTCTCTTTAATCATCTTTTCGTAGGCTTCATTCTTGCGACTGTAGATTTCGCCGATATGATGAGAGACGACAAACATTACTTCAGCTCTTTAATTTTCTTCGTAATATCCTGAATTGCGTAGTATTTTGGGTTGCCAAGAAGCAGAATTGCACCATAGCAGAACGGTAACGCTGCTGTAAGTGGAATTAACGCCCAATAACCAGCCTGAAATGCGATAAATACACCAGCACCGATAAGGACAAGTGCGGTAAACACTTCTGTGATACCTTTAACTACGTACTGGCGAACGAAGATTGACCAAAGCTCGATAGCTGCTACTCCAAGACCTTTTGCGATCGCTTCAACGCCCTCTTTAATGGTTGATGGTAGTTGTGCGTCAACTAATGATTTTGTTGCCTTTGCCATTACTTTTTCCTTTCTAGTGCTATGTCGGCGAAACCGATAATAATTGTTATTGCAGAGAACCCTAGACCAAGAAACGTTGACGAGCTAAGCCCGACAAACGCAGCTATGATTAGGTTTAGAAGAGCGGTTAAACACCCTAGTATTACCAAAATCATCTTAGCCCTCTACCACGTACATATTGTGGTGCTTAAGATAATCATAATCACAGATTTCATCAAGCACGAAACTAATAAATGCTGGGTCTACTTCGCCGAACTCATGTGCTTCGTACTCGAAGTATGTATCGGTGTCTTCGTTCTCGTATTCGAGCGAACTACCGTTTTCATTTGCTTTATTCCACAGCTCTAGGGCGTTGACTTCACCGCTACTGATAGCGTCTTCATAGCTAACAGCTGAATAATCGCCATCTCCGTAAACTTCGAGTACTTTCATTATTCTTCGTCCTTCTTCTTGTCTACGATAACAGCACCAGCGATTGCACCGAGAATAGTGCTCTGGGCTTGCTTACTGTCAGTCAGAAGGTAACCAAGTACCGCACCAATAAGTGCACCTTTGTTGTCTTTGACCAATTCGGGTGCTTGATCTTTGAACTTTTCTACAATTTCGTCTAATTTACCGCTCATAATTAACCTAGTATTTTCTCCGCTTCTGCGATTAGTTTTTCATCTTTATAGTTTACGACGTGGGCTTCTAGCTGTTCGGTGTTAAACTCAAGCGTCGAGAACTCCATATCAGCTCTCTTTGCCCTTGTTCTCGCCGAGACAAGCATCTCACCTACTAGTTGAAGACCCTCGCCCATCTTCACGTAGGCTTCTGCTTCTGAAATTCTCACGTCTAGTGCTAGTTTTTCGAGTGCAGCGTCTTTGACGACTGACTGAATTCTCGCTCTGGTGACGTTCATGCGGTCTTGAGATGCTTTGATTGACTTATGTGCATTATCTGCAACTATCAACCTGCGAGCCCACTCACGACGCTTAATCGGGTCTTTGGTGATCTTAAAGTAACGTATAGCATCGTTTCTGGCGTTGCTAACTTGAGAGAGACTTTCTGGCAGTCTAGTCAGATTTCTCTCGATTGCTGTGTCGGCGCTGTTAAGCTTCTCGGTGTTGGTCTTTATGACCTCTACGTCTTCTTTCCATAGCTCGATGACCTCTTTGGTCTCTTCGCTTGTGAGTGTTATCCCACTAGGAATCTTCTGATTGAAGCTGAAGAACCCACCTTTGAGCTTCTTCTCTACGCTCTTTTTGGACATTCTCTCTCCTTTATTACTTTTCAGTGCTTAAAAGACGATACTAGCCAGCGTGCACTGGAATGAGACTCAAACCCATCACCAATATCGTCGTTAAAACACTGAAGATTTTAATACTAGGCGCAAATAATACGTGCTCTACCAACTGAGCTACTCCCCGCCGGTACTGTCCACCCTGATGGCTCATAGCTCCATCCGCATGAGTCGAGGCTTAATGAACAGTATTTGGTCGGGGAGGCAGGACTTGAACCTGCGACCACGTGGTTAACATCCAAATATATAATTGCTGGTTGCGCCTAAATTTTCAAAGTACCTAGTCACTGTTGTTGCGTGCGAGCGCCTAAACCAATTCGGCTACACACTGTCATGTTCAGGGCGGGTGGACTCGAACCACCATGATCTCGCTCCCTATGCGATATAGTTGCTGGAAGTGACTAAATATGTCAATGTACCTAGACCCAAATAAATAGTGTCCTACCGTTAGACGATAGAGCCGAAGCTCCAGCCGGATTCGAACCGACATCACTCCAATTGAAAGTGGAAAGTAGATAGTTGCTGGTTGGGTCTAATTGTTAAATTTCTATGTACCTAGTCTCACTTATTTGTTTCATTGAATAGTTGAAAGTTTTTGTAGTGTTGCTGTTGGAGACTAAAATGTTCTAAATGTACCTAGACGCATGAGCTTTTTCAAATGCAAAATTGAATTTTTTTATGGTTGCTGTAAGCGTCTAATCTATTAAAGTACGATTTGTGCGTAGCGTTCGCTGTTCACTACATCTAGCATGAGCTCGATTGGTGTCTTGCCGTTCACGGCGTGCTGGAATGTGCTCTGACTCGAACCTGAGATAAGTGTAACACGATTGTCAAATTTTGTCGCTGGTGCTTGGTCTTGCCATGAGTTGACGTTCCAGAACACTACGTGTGGTAGCTCAAGACCCTTTTCTTTGAACTTACGCTGTGCGTTGTCGAAGATGCTTTCGCTTGGGTTTGATACAGCCTGATTGAACTCCATGTCTGAGATGACATATAGAGTCTTAGGCATACCGTCTTGACCCTGACCAGATGCTACGGCTGCTGACAGAATAGCGTCAAATGCAGCTTCAAGGTTGGTGCTCATACCCCAGTCACGGCTTTCGATGAAACGAAGCTTATCTGTGAGAGAGTTACCAACTACATCTACAACCGCTGGGCGTTCGCTGAAGGTCATAAACTTGTTACTGAACACACCCTTGTTACGTTCTGCGAAGTAAAGGGCAAGTGATACTGATACGCTCATAGGACGACCGCTCATTGAACCAGATACGTCGGCGAGAACAAGTGCGTCTGTACCGTTTGTGTAATCTGGTAGGTTAGCCCACATTGCGTTTGCAGCTTGGTCGTGACCACTGCGAACCATGTCAAACACTTCGTATGTGTATAGAGTGCTTGTATTGATCTTAGCTTCACCCTTTTCTACCTTGCTCAAGAAGTCACGGTAGCGTTCTTCGTCATGACGCATAAACGCCTTAACGTGCTTGCGACCAGCCTGTGAAGGAATCTTAGAGTAGTCAATTTCAGACCATTCGTTCTTAGACATCTGCTGTTCAAGCAACTTGATGTACTTACGAAGAGCAACGATCTTACGGCGGTACTGACTTGGCTTCAAGCCAAGCAACTTAGCTAGTGCAACAGCCTGACCACGAGTAGTCTTGCTTGATGCGTTTTCTGAAGGTAGCCACTTAGCAAGCAACGATACTGGATCACCATCAGCCATAGCGTCAGTGTCGGCATCGAGCTGGTGACGAATGAATTCTGCAAGAGCGCCGAGTGTTTCGCCGTTGCGGAATGATAATAGATCATCGTAACGGCCATACTCACCGATCCAGTTGTTTTGGATTACCAAGTTAGCGGTTTCTGGCGAAATATCTTCTAGCTCCTGAAGACCAGCACGAAAGACTTCACGCTCACCCTGACCACCACGAATGTCACGTAGATAGAATAGTGTACGCAAAGCTGTCTGCGGGTCGGCTGCGAAAGCCTTAGCGAAAAGGCGGCGTGTATCGTTTACACGATTACGCATCGCTCCTGCGAGTGAGAAGTAGTCTAGATTAGCATCTAGGGTACTATCGTTAGTTACCGCACCATTGAGTGTGCGAGTGTTCTTGTTTGTATTCTTTTGCAATTCGTCTAAAAAGCTCATATCTTTTTCTCCTTATATAACCCACTATACAGCTTATGTTTTTCAATGTCAACACTTTTTTAGACTTTTTTTATTTATGCTTATGGTATATAATAGTTATATGGGGTTGACCAAGATTCGACTTGTATATTGAAAATTAGATCGCAGGTAGTCGTAAGACTTAAAACTATTTTAATTGCAAAACTATTCGCAAAAGTGAAGGCAATGTTTAGCCTTCAGCCAGCTTACGCACTGGTTTAAGAGACGCGTTATGGCAGCTAGTCTGTCTTACTGTAGATATTGCCCCTCTGGGAAGAAGGAGAATAAACGCTCTGGACGCAAAGAGATCAGGCTGTATCACAAACTATTGAGAAGAATGAACAAGAGTTTCGCCAAAAGCGAACTCAAACTTTACGTTTCGGACTTAACGTAAAAAGTGCCCTGGCAGGAGATCCCCGCAAACATCCCGTCGTTTCACGGATAAATGAAACTAAACCTGTAGAAGTCTAGTTGGATTTTATGAGGACCGGGGGGCAGTACCCCGCAGCTCCACCATTTTGAACTTTACAAAGCATAAGCTTGATGTATAATGAGAGTAGATAGATACAGAGTCTACAAAAAGAAAAAGAGCGTTATCTCTCGCGAATACGGCTAGTGTGTAGATATGTATCATCTCAGCGAACTTAATGGTCGCAAAGCTTTACATCTAGCCGTACTGAATATTAAAACCCCCTTAGTTGGGGGTTCTTTTTTAGTCCCAGAAGCTAGTAAAATGGCGACCGAAGAATCCCATCGCCTTATTTGCTTTCTTATAGCGTCTGTTCCATTCGTCTGCGTGCTTAGTGATGCGACGCTTGACGGCTGCTTCGGTGAGGGTCTTGCCGGTCTCGTCTTCTACCCAGTTGGGTGAATTATAGACTCCGTCAATTACTAGTCCTTCGCTCTTTGGTTTTGGTGATAGACCGTCAGCCCAAGTCGTATGTGTGAAGTCAAGAAATTGGTTGATGTCATCAATTACAGACTGAAGGTCTTTGTACGCCCCTTTTCCTTCTTCTTTTACATTCAGCCTGAACCACTCAGGCCAATCACAGTAACTCTCGTCGTTTAAGTGCTGAAGCATTTCAGCTGTCATTCTTGCGATATGGTCGCCAGCACCCCAAGTGTCACGGTCTGACCATCCACGATCAGCACGCTGTTTACGCCACTTGTGAAGTCTGAGCCAAACTTTAGGGGAGAAAAAATAGGCTACTCTAGAAGTAAAAACATACCCATTGGTATCTTCTTTCCAGTCTTTTAGTATTCCCATGTTTCTCCCTTTCTGTTAGACTCCGACAAGTTCGTCTACTAGATCGATGATTGTCGTGTTTTTCTTTAGAGCCATCTTGCTGACTTTAGCGTGAGCTTCAGCTGTAACTGCTAGTTGCTTGTATTTGCGAGGAGCTGTCTTCTTCTTGACTGGCTGCTCTTTGATTTCTTGCACCTTCTTCTTAAAACCGAACATATGTCCTCCTGCTGGTTTTTAGCTAGTAATGCCACCGATTCGAATTATACAGAATTAAAATCTTATTGTCAATCGTCTAAGAATATTTCAACACGAGGTGCTTCTTTATCGACCCCGCCATACTGTAGCTGAATTGAGTCTATAAAATTAACATTGTCGTCTTCGATTACCCCTGCTTTTACCATCACATCAAGCACGCTTGATATTTGATTATCTAGGTCTTTTCTTCTTTTAGAACCGTTATAAAATATTGCGGTAATTCCGATCGGGTATTCGGTCACTTTACAACCCTGAAATTGTTGCTGAAGCTCTACTAGTGCAGTAGACTCCCACGTATTATGACGTTCGCTGGAGATAATGAAGGGCTTGCCTGTTTTTCTGTTTGTGACTATCCTTTTGTTGTTTTTCTTTGAAGGACAGTCGCCGCTTATGGTTAGTTTCATACCTTCATTATACTATTTTGGCAAAACTATTCGTTTAGAGGGACTGAGACCGAGCCGGGAAATAACTGCTGAAGAGGCTTCGGTACATCTTCTGGGTCGTGCAACTTCGTGTTGTTGAATTCAAGGAAGATGGTGTTAATCTCACGCTCGTCCTTGCCCTGCCAGTCTTTAGTACGATCACTGAGCTTTCCACGGTTACGGTTCTTATCAACCATCACACCCATTGCATTAGTTTCTGGGTCACGGTCAACGAGAAGCACGATGTCTGCGTCCTGTGCGATAAGCGATGAACCACGAAGCGATTCACCTGACAGCTGCTCGTCTTTAGCCATCTTTCTCACGTGCGAAATGAGGATAATAGGAATGTTATAGCGAATGGCGTTCTTCTTGAACTCTTTCGTGATACGACCTAAATCTTCAGCGACGTTTGCAAGTTCACGAGTGAAATAGTGAAGGTGGTCAATCACTACAAGGTCAACGTTCAGCTCTTCTTTTGCGTTCTTGATGAGACCATCGATGTCTTTCCAGTCGAGTTCGTCATTCGCCTGAAATAGCGTGTTTGCTGCAACCCCGCCAAAACTCTCGCTGCCAGCACCACCGTTCACAAACATATACCTTGACGTAAGCTCGGCGTGTGTCATTTCGAGCGTGACAAAAAGAACCGTCTTACCTGTCTTTGCTATGTTATTAGCGATATTCATAGACAATAGTGTTTTACCACGAGATGTCTGACCTGCGACAATAATCAGCTCACCGCCAACAAGACCGAGAGTGAGTTTGTCGATACTAGGAAAACCAGTTGATAATCCCTGCATCTTACCCCAGTTATCATACCTCTCTTGGGCTTCGTCAATATAATCAAGCATCGAAGCAACTTGGTATTTATTCTCTTTACCGCCCAAGTTATTAACTTCAGAGATTTTCTCTTTAACCTTAGCAAGAGTCTCTTCGAGGCTCGCACCGTTGGTTGACATCTCTGACATTTCTACTGCCATTTTGTTTATTTTTCTTTTCGCAGAATGGTCTGCTACTATCTTTGCATAGTTTAACACATGCAAAGATGTAGGAACATAATTTGTGACTTCTGCAAGATACGCACTGCCTCCGATCTCGTCGAGAACTTTCGCCTGCTTCAGCGCATCAGATAGGGTGATGATGTCAATCTCAATTCCCTTTTTAGCGAGCCACTCCATACCACGAAATACGAGTTCATTACGTCTTTCGTAGAAATCCTCGTGAGTCAAAATTTCCATTACTTTGGCGATTCTCTCGCCATCAATCATCAGTGAACCAAGCACCGACATTTCTGCATCGATGTCATATACGGCGTTATCATCCATTACTGAAACATTCCCCTCTTTCTTTGCACTACCACTTCAGACCATTTAGCGGCCTTATCTGGGCGAAGCAAATAGTCAATATCGCCGTAGCGTTTTTTAGAATCATTATCGCCCTGCAAGAAAGCGTCTTTACCAATGTTCTCGGCTGCGACCTTGAGTATTTCAGGAGTCAACCTGTGCTTGGTAATAAGATCGTTCAGTTTCTTTTCACGGTTCAGCGAGAAGACCGCTTTACCCTTGCCGCCAGTGAGCGTGTGTAGTTCGTCGAATAAAATGTTTAATTCATTTTTTGGTACAACATCTTTTGTCTTGCGAGTACGAGGCACTAGAGCGTCGTAAAGTTTTTGGTAGTCATCAGTATCAATAGCCATCGCTTCTCTGCTTGACGTAAACCACACGTACTGCTCAGTGAATGATTCTATAAGGTTTGTGTTAACGACAGCTTTTTTGAGTTCTATAAACATTTTGATTCCCCTTGCGTTTTAATATAGCATTAGCGTAAAATAAAAGCAATAGACATTAGCATGATAATAAATTGGACAGTTTGTCCCGCTTATGGTCTTGCAAAGCATAAGCTTTACGTGCTAAACTTAGAAGAGCAAGTCTTTCAGACGAGCGAATGAGCAACAAGCTATATGACGGGGGTCATAAGAGGGGTGCAAGTCCCCAATGCTGTTAATTACCAAAATGGTTCGTTAGTACTAGCGTGGGCAGAAATGGTCAAGGTGCGGTAGACGTAGACGGCGAGTTTGTTGGGCGGGTATAATAGGAGAAATCCGAGGGGAACCGCCAGTTGACTAACCGACCGACGAAATAAGTCATTCTCTCTCCCTATCTCTTGGAGGGGTAGGGGGAGGAGTCTCCTTGCCCTCTCTCTGAAATACCATTTTTCTTACGCTTTAGAAAACCATTCCTGTATAATAGAAATATGAATACTGAAAAAATCGGAATAATGCCCGGTGGGTTCAACCTTCTACACGTCGGTCACATCGAAGCATTGAAATTAGCAAAAAAACATTGTACAAAATTGATTTGCATCATAGTCAGAGACCAAAGTATTAGAAGTCATAAGCTCTATACAGAGCCGATCGAAGAAAGATACCTGAAATTGATGGCGCTAGAGTGTGTCGATGAGGTAATCCCTTGTGAAAGTGAGGAAAACCTGTTAGAACTACTAAAATTACTAGACTACGACGTGTATTTTTTGTCAGACGAGTACAAAGAAACAGGATTCGAAGAAGGCAAAAAAATAATCGGAAACGAACGTTTACAATATTTACCAAGAAAACACAAATGGTCAACAACAAAAGAGGTTCTAAAAATCAGAAATGAGTGAGTACACATCAAAAATTAAGGCCCCCATCTATGAAATTAAGGGAGAAAAGCCAAAACTCTCAGAATTAGTTGACACAACTGTATTTGATGACTTAATAAGCAAAATTAACGATAGCGTGGCACCGAATGGCGTGAAAACTTTCTTGCGTGCTGCTGCGACTCGTCATTACAAGTTCAATTACGACAAAGTCGCTGAATATTACGCAAATTCTCCTGCTGAAGTGCAGGAATTGTTCGAACAATCAGGTTTAGTGATTATCGACTTTGATGATGCGATCGCAAATGGCTTCGTTCAGATGAATAAGCGTCTGATGGAGATTCGCAAGAGTGAAGAGTAATTTTTGTGTTCTAATTTTGTCTCATGGCAGACCAGATAACGTATTTACTGTCAATACTCTTAAAAGGTTTGGCTATACGGGGGATTGGTACATCGTACTTGATGATTTAGACCCCACTATAGACCGCTATAAAGAGATTTTCGGCGAAGACAAGATTGTCGTATTCAACAAGAAGACCTACATGGGGTTAACCGACTCTATGGACAACTTCAACTTTCATAAATCAATCGTTTACGCTCGTCAAGCGTGTATTGACATTGCACAGGGTCTTGGCTACAGGTATTTCGCTGAGTTTGAAGACGATTACGACTCAGTTAGGTGGAGAATGAATCCTCAGATCGAATATTCTTCAAAAATGCTCGCTGAAGACAATAATGCACTTGACAAAGTGTTCGAAATAATGCTTGATTACCTAAAATCAACACCAAGACTTCAGTCCATCTGCATGGCTCAGTCAGGCGACTATATTGGGGGCGGTCAATCAAAAATGGCGGTCGATCAGTATAGAAGAAAAGGCATGAATTCATGGATTATCGATACCGAGAGACCATTCGACTTTTCGGGCACAATGAACGACGATGTTGTTGCATACACCACCCTATCCAGTAGAGGCGTGCTCTTCTTGACGACAGGATTCATCGCAATCAACCAGAAGCAAACCCAAAGTAACAATAGCGGTAACACCGATATGTACAAAAAGTTTGGCACGTATGTTAAATCCTTCTACTCGGTTATGAGCCACCCTTCTGGTGTTAAGATCGGAGTTCTTCATAACAGGGGCGATAGGGTGAATACGGATGCGTTCAGGGTTCATCATACAGTCAAGTGGAAGCACGTCGCCCCTAAAATCCTCAAGGAAAGTGTGAAAATTAGGAAAAAGTCTTGACATTCAAAACGCTTATGGTTATTATAGGAGGAACAGATATGGAGAAACAAAATCTTGCAACATGACGAACCAATCCAAGCAATCAAAAAGCCTTGCATCATTAGCTTTGACCTAGAGGTCAGCCCGGCGTTAGGCTATTTCTACCCGCCAACATGGGAGACGGGAATATTAAAAGTAAAAGATCGCCAAGTGCTCATGAGCTTTGCGTGGCAGGTGGTAGGGCAGAAGAAGATTCACTCGCTTAGTCTCGCTGACATGGACACCTTTAAGGTTGACCCGCACAACGACAAACTGCTCGCACTCGAACTACACAAGGTTCTTTCTGACGCAGACATTATTCTCGGTCAGAACTCAGACAATTTCGACATCAAGATGGCGAATACGTTCTTTATCCATAACGGTCTAGAGCCGATTCCACCTACTAAGTCAATCGACACCAAGAAGATCGCTAAGCGTTACTTCAGGTTCAACAACAACACCCTAGACAACTTGGGCGAAGAATTGGGTGTCGGCAAAAAGACAAAATTCAAGGTCGGAGATTTGTGGGAGGATTGTTTCATCAATAACGATCCTAAAGCCTACAAGAAGCTCAAGATTTATAACGAGCAAGACGTAAGGGTCACGACGGGAATCTACCTCAAGATGCGTTCGTTTATGCACTCGCACCCAAGTTTATCTCGTATTTCGGGAGAGTGGGATTCCTGCCCTCGCTGTGGTTCATATAGTTTCAGGGTTAAGGCGTATCGCACGACAAACACTTCTCGCTACCGCCAGTACCAGTGTAACGAGTGTTATGGCTACTTTAGTGATCGCAAGGCGATAACAGAGAGTCAGGGAGACGTAAAACCAGAGTTTGTAAATGTTTAAGGTTATGCTAATCTGAGTGTATGAAAGAAAAACCAAAAATCATCAATAGGGGAAAACTAACCTACGTCTTGTACCCAGAAATGGTCGTCGTTAGCGTCGGCGGTGGTCAGTACGTATCCTACAACCAGTACAATAACTGGAATCGTCAGGGCATCACTCAGTTTCGCCAAGCAATTCTTAAATCGGGACCAAACGATTATTCATCACCAGTAGACCAAATGTCGCTCGCAGTTCAATGCGGTATTAAAGGCACGAGCACCCAAAAGCCAAAGGAGTTAGCATGAAAGTAAAAGTATTTATTAAAGACACAGACGTTCTTCAAGACGCAGTAGAAGAAGCCGTAGACGAAGAGCTAAAGAATAGCGGTCTCGCTGAAGACGAACAAGAAGCGGTTCGTGAGTTACGTGTAGAGAAGGCTCTTGATGTCGCAGGCGAATGGTGGGAGTACGGAGAATATATCACTGTTGAATTTGATACAGAGGCGAGAACGGCGAGGGTTGTTCCCGTAGACGAGAAGTAGATGAAGATAGTTATATTAGGCAATTTTTCTGTCGATTTTACCAGTGAGTCTCACCACGCCCGTAGCCTATCTTCAATGGGGCATGAGGTAGTAAGGCTTCAAGAATCGCACACGACGAAGGAACAACTACTAGAGCACGGTCTTAGAAGCGATCTCGTTGTTGCGATTCACACGCACGGGTGGAACACCCCCGGCTTTATGACGTGGCAAATGGTTTCAGATGCACTCAAAGATAAGGGTATTCCCTTCATCACTTATCACCTCGACCTATGGTTCGGTCTTGATCGTGAAAAAGATATTACGAACGACGACTATTACAAGAGTCTTCATTATTTCTTCACAGTAGACAAGTTAATGGCTGACTGGATGAATGAAAACACCGACACTAAGGGAGTTTATCTACCGGCTGGTGTATTCGGCGAAGAAGTGCAGATGCTACCACAGCAACGTGTCAGATACGACATCGTATTCACAGGAAGTAGAAAGTACCACCCAGAGTACCCGTACCGCCCACAGTTGGTTGATTTTCTAAAGAAGACATACGGTCAGCGTTTTATTCATATCGGCAACGACGGAGATGTTGGTCAGATTAGAGGTCTACCGCTTAATCAGATTTATCGCAATGCGAAGATTGCGGTTGGTGACACGCTTAATCTCAACTTCGAGTACCCATATTACTTTAGCGACCGTCTCTTTGAGCAGCCTGGGCGTGGCGCATTTCAGATTTTCCCCAACATTAAAGGAGTTGAAGACCAGTACGAAGATGGTAAAGAAATTGTTCTTTACGAGCACGGAAATCTTGACGACCTTAAAGAGAAAATTGACTATTATCTTACCCACGACGAAGAACGTGAGGCGATTCGTCATGCAGGTTTCCTGAGAACGAAGCGTGACCATACCTACGTTACCCGCTGGCAAACAATTCTAAACACGGTATTTGAAAATGAAGTATAGAGATTATACAATTCCCGGTCTATACACCGACATAATAATCAGCACTCGTCCCGACAGCGACGATGACTATGCCGTGGTTAGAGAAATATTCAACCTCAACATTTATAGGTTCGATGGCAACTTTCTAGAGCAGAAAAATCCTGTCGTGCTTGATATTGGCGCGAACATCGGTGTCTTCACCCTATTCGTTCTGAGCGTCGCTCACGAAGCAGGAAAAGCGGTTCACGTTTATGCGGTTGAGCCAGAAGAGAATAACATTGAGATACTTCGCAAAAACCTTCTCGCAAACAAACAGCTTTTCGAAAGAGGCTCTAAGGTAACGGTTATACCAAAGGGTGTATCTGACTTTAGTGGCTATTCGGGCATCACGAACAACGCAGGTAGCTCCCGCCTTACGGGTGCTGTCAATACTCAAGAGATTGAGATTATCACCTACGATGAGTTGTTGGAAGAAGTGAGTGAAAACAAAATTGACTTCGTTAAGTGCGACATCGAGGGCTCAGAGCTACCAATGATTACTGGTGCGAGTGAAGCTTCAATTCTCAGAGCGAGAAGGTATGCGATTGAGTTTGACGAACACAACAATGTAGAAGACTTCGTATCGATTATTAAACCATTCTTAAGTGACTTCAGCTTCTCCACGTTCGGCGTACCAGAAAGAGGCTGTAACATCTACCTAGAGAACCACAAATGATTTCAATTTGCATCCCACTAAAGAACCGTGCAGCCAACTTAATTCGTTGTCTAGATTCGCTAAGACGTGTTAAGGGCGACTTTGAGGTTGTTATCGGGGACAACTACTCAGACGACATTAACTGGGAGGCGCTAGCTCATGCGTATGAATTTGAGATCACCGTAGCTAGATGGGAAGGCGACTGGTCAATAGGTAAAGCGAAAAATGTTGCAGCAGAGAGCGCAAAGGGTGATATTCTCTTCTTCTTAGATGCTGATGTGGTCGTGGTGCAAGAAGTTATCGATAAAATTGTTAGGTTAGTACCCGAAGGGTGGGTTTATGCACCGATAATGTGGATGGAGAACGAAGATCGCAAAACGGGCGATTGGGGCGTTCATTCATTCGGGCAAGTAGCGGTCACAAAACAGCAATGGGAAGATCACAAGTGGGTTGAGTGGAAATCATACGGCGGTGACGATAACATGTTCGTCGAACCGTATAAACTGAACCACACGATGATTAGGGACACCCCAGACTCTTTTATCCATCATTGGCACCCACACGAAGAGCGTACAAAGAATTACAAAAATAATGCGGGCTACGATCTGGACATAGAGAGAAAAAGAAGGGGGCTAGCATGAAAATAGGAGTTATTGTTCGTCAAGACCTTACTGGTTTAGGGGTGCAGACAAGAAACATCGCTAAGATGTTGAACGCTGACAAGTTGATCGTCATAGACTTCAGTTCGGTTAATGGCAACGAACAGCATCCAGAGCTATTAGATGGTCTCACAGACAATAGATACAGCGTACACGGTTTCATCAATTTGAGAAATCTCGATCAGGTACTTGAAGGCATAGATGTTCTCGTTACGTGCGAAATCGACTACACGGCTGGGTATGAACTGACTGCTCGTGCAAAACAGCTTGGTGTTAAGACTATTTTGGTGTCTAATTATGAGTTCTGCGACTGGCTTCAGCGTCCACTTCTACCTAGACCAGATATTCTCGCAAATCACTCTGAGTGGAACAACGATAAGCTTGAGACGATTTTCGGCGAAGTACCTATTCTAAAATCACCAGTAGACCTAGAGGCGTATGACATCATCTACCAGCAGAATAGGCACAGATTTGGTAAGCCTAGGTTTCTACATATCGCTGGCCGTAAAACGTATGAAGATCGCAACGGTACACAAGACCTACTCGCAGCAGTTAAACTTATTCCTGCTGAGGTAGACTTTGAGCTTGTTATTAAAACGCAAACAACTGAAGTTGAGTCAGATGACCCAAGGGTGAGAATTGACAGAGAAGAGCCAGCAGATGAGAGGGAGCTTTACCGCTGGTATGACGCTATGATTCTACCTCGCAGGTACGCTGGGGCGTGCTTACCGATGAATGAAGCACTCGCAGCGGGTTTGCCCGTCATTATGACCGACATTGACCCTAATAATAAGATTTTGCCACCCTACTGGCTCGTACCAGCAGAAAAAAAGACCGAGTTTATGGCGAGAACCATGATTGATGTTTACTCAGCAGACCACACCGCTCTGGCGGGTAGAATCACTCAGTTTGCTGTCTTAGGTGACGAGTTAAGAATCGGGTACAAGGATTCAGCAAGAAAAATAGCAAAAGACCAATACTCTTACGAAGTAATTAAGCATAAGTGGGATTTACTTTTGGCGAAATTAGAGGTATAATAGAGATATGAAGATACTTGCGGTAGGTGACGTACACACAAAGTCATGGATGATTGAAAAAGTAGAAAAGATCGTAGAAGATTACGATGCTGTTGTTTTTTGCGGGGACTACGCAGATAACTGGAACACGACTCCCGGTGAATCTCTTGCAACGTGGCGTCTACTAAAGATGCTAATGGATTCTAATCCTAAAAAGGTGTTCGCTGTTATTGGCAACCATGACTACGCCTACATTCACCCAGAAATTGCAGGTCGCTCAAGTGGATGGAATGGGGTGACTTACCAACTTGTTAACGCACCAGAAAATAAGAAAATCAAACAATGGCTTCTATCTCTACCGCCAATTCTTGAGCTAGATGGAGTAACATTCTCTCATGCTGGCGTTACTGAAGAATGGGACGGCGATGAAAGTGTAGCTGGTTTATGGAATGACACAAGCCCTATTTGGGCTCGCCCTAGAGAGTACGGCGGGTATGTTACCTATAAGTCAGGTCCACAGGTGATCGGACACAACCCAAGCGAGACGATCTGGAACCCACAAGAGAATGTTTGGTGCATAGACACATTCTCAGAACATCAAGACAACACGCCTATCGGCGATCAAACCGTGCTAGAGATTATCGATGGCAAGGAATTTAACAAAATAGAATTAAACAAAAATGACGATAACAACAATACTGCCAGTGTCGAGGACGAAGTACCTAGATAGAGTTATTGAATCCCTATTAAAACAAACACATAAACCGAATAATCTCATAGTCATATTTGATGGCTCTGATGAAGACTTTGTAACTGTAAGAAACAAAATACTCGAACTAGATTTTGAGCAGAAGCTTTGCGTCAAATCAACAAATAGCGGTCCCGGTGCGACCATCGCTGAGCGTCGCATAAACATCTCAAACATACACAACCAGATTGCAGACATACTGCCGCCAGCCCCAGAGCTCGTGACAGAAGATTATGAGCCGAGCTGGGTTTTTAGCATTGAAGATGACGGTATTCTACCCCCCAACGCCCTAGAGCGTCTCGTTGCTATCGCTGAGTCAAAACCAGATGCAGGAATGATTACTGGTGTCGAGCTTGGCAGGTGGGGTTCGTTTTATGTTGGTGCGTGGCGTGCGAATGATGTATTTGAACCGAAAGCCGTCACTTCACTCGAAAGTAAAGCAAAAGACCCTACAATAGATGAAATTGATGCTTGTGGTCTCTATTGTGCTCTTATTAGGGCTGATTACTATGTCCAGCATAGGTTCTTCTCAAGTAACGGGCTCGGTCCCGATGTTAACTTGGGGCTGTTTCTTCGTCAGCAAGGGTTTAAGAATTATATTGACTGGTCAGTTCACGTAACCCACCTCACAAGCTTTCAGAATCTTGAAATTGAGATACCCGCAACAGATAGATCAATCGTCGTAAAGTTCACGTATCAATCTGAGGGAATTTGGTACGTCTCTAGTTGACATAAGCACTTTGCTCAGATATAATAAAAGCATGAGCGGTAAGAAAGAATTTATTACAAAGGATTCTGGCAAGAGGCAGAGCTTTTCAACTGGCATGGTGAGAGACGTTCAAGATGGCAAGCCTCGCTTTGATCTAATCCCAACAGAGGGGCTTCGCAGACTCGCAGACTTGTATGCACGTGGTGCAGAGAAATACGGCGACGACAACTGGAAGAAAGGTCAACCGTTTTCTCGTGCCTACGCATCATTATTTCGTCACCTCATTCAATGGAGAGAGGGCGACAGAACTGAAGACCACATAGCAGCAGTAGCATGGAACGCAATGGCACTAATGTTCTATGAGGAGAATTTACCAGAGCTAAACGATTTATTCAAAAAGGAAAAAGAAAGTGAAACTAAAAGAACCTGAAAACATAAACTATGCAGCACAGATCGTAAAGATTAGTGCTCTCAACCCACTTGAAAACAGTGACAATCTTCTTGGTGCACCACTGCTGGGTATGCAGGCGGTAGTTTCTAAGGAAACTGAGATTGGCACTGTCGGTGTCGTATTCGTAGCGGGAACGCAGCTTAGCGATGAGTACACTGCTAAGAACAACCTGTTTCGTCATCACGAGTTTAACGAAGACAAAGACAAGACTGGATTCATCGAAGACAACCGTCGTGTTAAGGCTATTAAGCTTCGCGGCAACCGCTCTGATGCGTTGTTCATGCCACTTTCATCTCTCGCCTACACTAAGGTAGACCTGAGCGAACTTAAGGTCGGTGACGTATTTGAAGAATTGAATGGCTTCGAAATCTGTAAGAAGTATGAAGTCAAGCGCAAATCAACACCAGCTCACGAAAATAACAAGCACAAGGTGTTCACTCGTGTAGACGAAAAACTCTTCCCTCGTCACTATGACACATCACAGTACTACCGTGTTCTCGATACGTTCAAGCCATACACAGAAATCATCGTGACTCAGAAGCTTCACGGTACCCTGCTTCGTTTCTCTAACATTCCCGTAGCACGCAAACTATCTGTCGTTGAGAAGGTCGCATCTAAGCTTGGTGTACGTGTGCAGAAAACTGAATACGACCACGTGTACGGTTCAAACCGTGTTATTAAGGATGCGAATAACGAACGTCAGATGCACTTCTATGAACACGACATCTGGACTGAAGCAGCGAAGAAGTACGACGACCTCGTTCCTGAAAACTTCGTCGTTTATGGCGAGCTAATCGGATGGACACCAGATGGTGTACCAATTCAGAAGAACTATACCTACCGTGTGCCTCACATGACAAACGACTTCTACGTTTACCGTGTCGCACAGATCAACGGTCAGGGTATTATGACTGACCTTAGCTGGGATCAGCTCAAAGAGTGGACTCGCGATCGTGGCTTGAAGCACGTGCCAGAACTATGGCGTGGTAAGCACCAAGACTTTAACCCTGAAGAGTGGTTAGATACGAATTATCATGATACACTACATGGTGGTTACGCTAATGCTGTACCGCTAGACAAGGAAAGCCCTTGTGACGAAGGCGTGTGTATTCGCATCGAAGGTCTAGCCCCATATATTGCTAAGCTGAAGAGTCCTCTATTTTTTGCTCACGAAAGCAAGATGATGGACGAAGAAGCACTAGATATGGAAGAGGAAGGTAAAGTAGAATGATAGAACGCCAAGAATCATTGCCCGGATTGTCAGAAGTTGAACTACTCGAATCTATGGGTCCAGAAGGAATCGTAGATCATATACTAAAGCTTGGCGAAAAAGCTACAGAAATAGAAAAAAGAATGAACCTCGCATCAGAGGTACTTGAAGGCGCTTACGGAGTTACCGTAGATACTATACTTAGAAAAAGAGACACCACACTCGTAGCCCTTCGTGGAGAAAATCAAAATGAAGAATAGTAAATTAACCGTAGTAATTACTAGGGGTCTACCGGCTTCTGGTAAAACTACGTTCGCCCGTCAATGGGTATCAGAAGATAAAGAGAATCGTGTACGTGTAGAAAAAGATGAAATCCGCAAAGATGGTCGCCTGTTTAAGGACGGTGCGTACAGTCACAAACGTGGCGATGAGTCAATCGTTATCAAAGAACGTGACCGTCTTATTCAGCAAGCACTTTCACAAGGTAAAAGCGTAGTCTCTTCAGACACAAACCTTGTGCAAAAACACGTCACCAGAATCACAAATATCGCAAAAGAATTTGGTGCTGAGGTGGTCATCGAAAGTTTCTTAGATGTACCACTCGCAGAGGTGATTGAACGTGATAAGAACCGTGAAGACAGTGTTGGCGAACAAGTTATCCGCAGAATGTTTCATGAAAGCGTTAAGACGCTGCCAACATTTCTTAGCTACGACCCAAGCCTCAAATGGTTGGTAGTAAGCGACCTAGACGGCAGTCTCACAAACGGTCCAAAAAACCGTTCGCCTTATGAATGGCATAAAGTTGGTAATGACGAAATTAACCTCGGTGTTGCAGCCTTATTAGACGGGGTGCAGTTTATACACGGCAAACGTGGCATAGATGACGTAGAGCTATTTATCTTCTCAGGACGTGACGCAGTATGTCGCCCAGAAACTGAGGCATGGTTAGAGAAAAACGACATCGAATACGACAAGCTCGTGATGCGTGCAGAGAACGACAACCGCAACGACGCTATCGTTAAAGGTGAGTTCATCGAAGAGCATATTCGCGGGAAGTATAACATCCTATTCTGGATTGATGACCGTCCTCGTGTAGCAAATCACCTGAGAGACTACTATGGAATCAACGTCCTACAGAGGGGTGATGTTCGTTACGAATTTTAGTTGACATTCTGCTTATGCTTTGTTATATTTAGTACATGAATATATCAAAAGAGCAGTTCGTACAAATCATCAACGCACTAATCGCACAAGAAGAACGTGACAGGGAAATTGGTAAGTCTCTGGATAATGTTGTAAAAGACGGATTTAATCATAGTCTTGTGTTCAGTACTCCTCTCGTAGAGAAGGTAATTGAGACGCTCGACCACGATGAAATCATCAGCTGGTGGTTCTGGGACGGCCCTGAGTGTGGCAAGAATGCTGAGACGTATGCTGTTTATCTCGGCGATGCAGATGACCCGAACACCAAAAGGTTGGCGATTCATGACGCTGGCGAGCTGTACGACTATCTTATGGAGGCACAAAAATGAAAAATCCAATAATGTACGTAGTTTTGAACGGCGAGCTAAAGATGTCTCCCGGCAAAGCAGCTGCTCAAGCTGTTCACTCAGCAATGTTACTTAATGGCAACTCTAAAGAAGACTTCTTAAGCGATTTTCGTCGCACAGTAATTGTTCTTGAAGCGAAGAACGCCATGCAACTTCAGAACCTCGCAATTTACCTCGACGGTGCTGAGATTGACTCAGATTATTACATCGATGAAGGCGTAAACGAAGTAGACGCATACTCTATCACCGCTCTTGCAGCATTCGTAGGTGACAACGAGGAGCTGCGTCAGGTATTCGAAGCATTCCCACTTTACAATGGTCACGTAACTGTAAAGCACGTAGACACAGCACTTGGTATCGACGTAGGTACAAAAGAGAAGATTATTATTCCCGGAAATCTAAAAGTAGAAAGCGGATTCGTATTTAGGGGTCTGAAAAAGGCTGCACGTGAAAGTCTATAGGATTAGAGACAAAGATGGACGTTACTCCTCTGGTGGAATGGACCCTGACTTTACTAAGGGCGGTAAGACTTGGGCTAACATCGGTCACCTTAAAAATCACCTACGTCAGTTTATGGACCGCTATAGCTATAGGCCGTCACGTGCTGAGGTTTATCTCGATGCTGAAATTGTCGAGATCGAAGTCAAAGAAGAAGAGCTAAAAGCGACTAGTGTTATAGACATGATGTCAGATATGGTTGATGGCGACATCGCAGACTATGAAAAAGGCTCTTACAAAAGCGAATACACCGAAAAAAGACTGCAAGATGCAAAAGATGGAATAACTCTAATGAAAGCGAAGAGAGATGAAGCCAGATAATATTATTCTAGAAGGTATTACGGGTAGCACCGCATACGGACTTAACACTGAAAATTCGGATGTTGATATTAAGGGTGTTTACTTACTTCCTACCCGCAAGGTGTTGGAGATGGGCTTCGACCCACAGCACACGACAAAAGACCACGTAGACCCAGATTGGGTATATCACGAAGTGGGTAAATTTATGAAACTTGTCGTTTCGGGCAACCCAACTGTCACCGAGCTTCTTTACTTAAATGAATACACAGAGCTTTCACCTATCGGTCAGATGTTGATTGATAACCGCGACGCATTTCTATCTACGAAAGCGGTGATGAACGCCTATCGTGGGTACGCATTCTCGCAAGCTAAGCGTCTGAACAACCGCACCGAGCAGGGTCTCGACGGCTACGACAGTTCTCTTAAGAATCGTTTCGCAAAACACACACGTCACTGCTTCAGACTTCTCATGCAAGCACGTCAGCTACTTGAAACTGGCACGCTTCAGGTTAAGGTCACCCCAGAACAGCGTGAATACCTCTTTGCTATGGGCGAAAAGACAGCAGATGAAGTGGTTGATGAGTTTATGCGTCAAGACGCAGAGTTTGAGAATATTGTATCTGTGCTGCCAGATGAGCCAGACTATGAAAGACTTAACAATCTCTTGTACGAGATAAGGATGAAACATGGCGTATAACTACTGGAAAATGATGGACAAAGTAGGCGTTGCTGTCTGCTCTCAGAAACAGCAGTCTTGGCGCGGTAAAGAGACGTTTGACGGCTATATTTTCGAAGCCGATGACGAAAAAGCTCGCAAAACGGCAGAAGATTGGGCTACTCGCTACGACAATAGGTACGATAACGACAAAGAGACGATCGTGCACGCACCAAATGTACATATTTTCGATAATAGCGGGTTCACCGTTACAATTCTTGACTCAGCGGGCGGTTCATCTCAAGGCGGTCGTCTATCGTTCTGGAAGTGCAAGGTAGAGAAAGATGGGGTGGAGTTCATCGTAGGTGTTAATGACGCTATTCTCGCCGACCTAATTCGCAATAGCGATATGGAGAAGGGTAAAGTCAAACAGGGTCTTATGTTTGTTCGCAAGGGCGGTCAACCGGGATTCATACACGAGGGTATGGACGCTTACGCAGAGGCTGTCAAAGACAAGAACCACAAAGAGGCAATGAAGAGTGCTAAAAAGACTACTAAGTGGGAGATCGGTGGTGTTTATGCTACGATTACCCAGAAAAGCATCTGTATTGGTGAAGTATGGGATTACTACGAAGAAAAAGAGGAACAGGACAACAGGTATTGGTATAACAGGTCTCGCAGAACTCTCGTCAAAAGAGAAAAGCCTGTCAAGGTTCTTGCGTGGATGTCATATTCTGAAACTTATGATGGCGAACTTAGTCTAACACCATTTCTTAAGAGACACGTAGAGAATAAATGGAGTTGGTTCAGCACGGGCAAGCCGCCAGCAAGAGCTAAATCAGAACAGCTTACCGTTAGCGATGAGGACTTTAAGTTGATTGACCAATTACTATCGGCTCGTGAAGATACTGGAGATTATGGTGAGCCAAAAATAAAAGGTCGTTATAAGAGGGTAAAATAATGAGTATCTTTGTTACAAGCTATATGCAAAAAACAGTTGTGAGCGAGGCTTTTCTCACAGAATTCCCATTCACCTACGACCAATTATACGCAATCGTAAATTACAGAAAGGACGAGCTATGAAAAAGGGATTTTGGGATAAATTTAGTGATTTGATGGATTCTCTGCCAGATCAAATCGAAAATGAGATTAACTCTGTCGGCGAGAATAATATTGTCATTAACGGCAATAGCTCGGTAGTTCAGAAATCTTCATTCGGTACGAGCAGATCAACCATCTCACAGGGTGGTAATAAGATTGAAATCGTCACTAAAAACGGTAAGACAACCATTAAAGTAAACGGCAAAGAATATGTCGAAAAGGAGACAAAGAAGTGAAAGCATTTTTAGCAACAGGGATGATCGCAGTCCTATTCGTAGGTATTTTTTTCGCAAGTGCATTCGTTCTTATGCTCTTGACTAACATTATTCTTGAATACTACGGTGCAACGCCACTCGTATTTCATGTAGCATTAGCCATCAACGCCCTTCTGTGGCTGTTCGGTGGTGCAATTCGCGGGAATAAAGACTAATGACTGAGCCAAAAAGGTATAAGGCTACAACACTGCCCCCAGAAACGCCCGACCCATTTGTTGGCTATAGAACTCGTGAAGTCAAAGGGTATTATGTAAAGCATTTATCTGCTCAGCCCTACCCGATAAGCACACAAGAAGAACACGATCAATTCGTAAAAGAACACACAAAACATTACATCATTGAAAACGGTTGGGCTGATTGGGGAATGCGTATCGAGATGGAGATGCACGAAATCGACATTTCAACCCTAGAGGAAATAGAATAATGGAAAAAGCACTATACATACAAAAAGAAGTACAGAAAATTTTAGGCACCGAAGATGTTTATCTTGTCGGTGGTTCTGTTCGTGACCTCGTAATGGGTAACACACCTAAAGACTACGATTTCACCACCTCTCTACTGCCCGATGAAATGACAGAGAAGGTCAAGGCTGCGGGTCGTCGTGTCTACACTATCGGTGAGAAGTTTGGTACTATCGGTTTTAAGGTGCCGATTCAAGACAAGCTTGAGATGATAGGCGATGACGGATACGGGTTCTCTGATGCTGTATTTAAGTACGAATACGTTGAAGTAACCACCTTCCGCTCAGAAGTTTACACCTCTAAGTCTCGTAAGCCAGAGGTAGCATTTGTAACTTCTCTTGACGAAGACCTTGCTCGTCGTGACTTCACGATGAACGCAATGGTTCTACGCTCTGACGGTTCTATCTATGACCCTTATGGCGGTAAGCTCGACATCTACGCAAAGCAGATTAAGACTGTCGGTATGCCTAAAGACCGCATTCAAGAAGACCCACTTCGTATTCTTCGTGCTGCCCGCTTTGCCGCACGCTACGGTTTCAATATTGACCCTAATTTCACTGGTAAGTCTCGTCAGCTCGCAGATCGCATTCTTGACGTTTCAAAGGAGCGTTGGGTGCAGGAAATTGACAAACTTCTCATGGGCGAGTACCACAACACTGGTATCGCCTTACTAGAGGAGTTCGGAGTTCTGAAGTTTATGATCCCTGAGCTTTCGTTTATGATTAACCAGAACAAAGTTGCTGGCAACGAGTGGTCGAAGCGTCACTACACCTTTGATATGGAGCAACTACACGCTAATCCTATCTTCTCACCAGAAGACAGTGTAGATGTTAGGTGGAAGAAGTGGTTAGAGCATGTGTCAATGCCAGCGTCTCGTAAGTGGGACGAGTACGGTTACATCGGGTACGACCTACAAAAGAAAATCGCTCGTGAAATTAACACAGGAATATGCCACCGTCTGAAGTTTTCTAACGAAAGAACAGATATTGTGCTGGACAAGCGTAAGAAAAAAGATTAAAATAGAAGTATGGATGAACTTGCGTTACTGTTGCTGAGGCTAGAAGACCTCGAAGAATCTGCCGAGAATAAAGAGGTCAGGATTCTAGCTAAGGCTTTTAACAGGTACTTAAAACACATAAACAAAGAAAAGCTCGGCTTCGGACAGAAGGAAAAGTAAATGGGACCAGTAGAAAAATCAAACAACCTGAATTTTAGCAACGACGGCGAAATCGTTGTCAATAACCGCAAGACTCGCAGGACATTTCCACCAGATGACCCAGATAAGACAAAAGCAACATGGGCTCGTCAGTCTCGCAAAGAATTAAAACGCAAACGTAAATTAGGAAGAAAATAATGGAAAAAGACATACTAGCAGCAGAAAAAATCATCAAGAAAATTATTCGCAACGTATTCAAGGATTCAACCCTTGATTATACGGTTCAGGTGTCAACCTCTAGTATCGAACCGGGCAAGGTTAAGTACTCTGCACTTATCACCTCTCCATCTCGTCACGTGCAGGAGATCCCATTCAGGTTCAACTCGTTTAATGAACTGAAGGCTGCTCTTGAGACAGCACTTAAAGAGTTCAAGTACGAAGACATCGAGAAAGCTGAAGTTCAGTCACGTATTACAGTCTACGAGAACAAAGCACAACAGCTAAAGGATTACCTTGCCGCAATCGAAGAGCGTGGTCTTGACGATAATGGATTCTTAAATGAACCAGAAGAGGCTACCACAGATGCTTAAGGTAGTTGAGACACTATTCGACGAAGAGCTGTCTAAGCGTATGTTTATGACAGGCTTAATCTATAAGCTTGAGGACGGCACCTACTTCGTTACCTCCCAAGATGGCTTTGTCGTTTCGGGGACAAAAATGGACCAAGAAGAACTCGACAAGATTCTTGCAAGCCACCCCGATAAAGTCGAAGAGCCTGAGACTCCGGACAGCCCGGCCTAGAGACATGGACATCGTAACCATTATTGTCGGCGGCCTAATTACGTGGCGTTTATCGTATATGCTCGCACACGAAATGGGTCCCGTCGCTATTTTCGAGATATTGAGGGCAAAATTAGCTAAAAACCAGCAACAAAGAGGCGGTTTATTCGATCTTATATCGTGTATGACCTGTCTCTCGATCTATATAGGTGCTGTGACCGCTCTATTCGTCGCTACAGACGCTTTTCAGGTTATAGCGTATGCAATATCGTTTTCAGCGATTACCGTGCTTGTAGAGCGTTACACGAAGTCATGACTTGTATAGTAGACGGCTGCGGTGGACCCGTTAAGACCTATGTTCGTCTAGGCAAGGTAGTTAAGCATGTCAAGTGCAACGACCATTACTCATTATCGCAGCGTGGTCGCAGGGCCGATGAGACATACATAGACAAGGATGGGTATGTCCAGGTCTGGCATGAGGGCAAGAGAATCGCTCATCACAGAGTAGTGATGCAAGAAAAACTCGGTAGGAAGCTGGAGCGTAATGAGAGTGTCCACCATGTCAACGGCATCAGAACGGATAACCGTCCAGAGAATTTAGAGTTATGGCTGGGTGGAATAAGGTACGGGCAGAGAGCGTCTGACATAATCTGTCCTCATTGTCACACTCCCTATTCTATCTAGCGTCTCACGGCCTCAAAATAAAACACCCCACATCGCAGGGTGTTTTTTAATCAAGGTATTATTTCTATGGATTATATTTTGAACCGTCAGGGCATGTCTGGTTACTGTTTGGCGTTACAGTTAGAACAATCTTCACGTTATCGCCGCTCTGCTCAATATCGCTCACGGTGTAGGCATCAAATCCCAACCTATCTTCGCAATTGTCTACATTCGCCGACGTAAATGATTCTGTCATATCTTTGTTCACAGACGGAAGTCTATCGTTGACATACTCAGCGCTCACGACGTAGTTTTTGTTTACTAGGTCTTTGTATACCACTAGACCCTCTTTGCCCTTAATATCATTGAGGTTTATGCTTCTGTCGCTCGCTGCGTCGCCCCCACCGAATAGAGAGCCTATAACCCCTAGGACTATAATACATATAACTATCAGACCGATAATACCAATTCTTTTTTCTGATTTTGTCATATCGTCCCACTCTTTAGTATTCTTTGACATCGCTTCTCCTTAATTATTTTATAAGTGCAGTATATTATATAACATAAGCGATGTCAATATCTACGGCTTCAAAATCTTAATACCTTTGCGTTGATTGCACTCCCAGCATGTTACGCAGAGGTTTTTATACGCTGAAGTGCCCCCTCTAAACAGGGGAATGATGTGGTCTGTCACCCATTTACCCTTAATTGGTCTGTGGCAGTAGTAACAGCGACCCTTCTGAACGATGGCATATTGGTATTTTCTCCACCTCTTGAATGCCGCTGTCTTCTTTTTGCGTTCGAAAGCGTCTCTTTTTGTCTTTAGAAGTGATGGCGACACCGCACCGATTGATATTTTGGTGATTTTAACTAATCTACCATTTCTTTTTACATACATCTGTTCTTACTCTGTTGCGTGAGGACAAATTCCGCCGTTCATACGCTTACCAAAATTACAATTCATACACAAAATCTGGTATTTGTCGGGGAAATTGGATGAAATTATTCTTCTATATAGGTGAACTCCGGTTATTCTGTTGCCATTAGGCCATCTCTCCTCGCCACCGTCGTTGTTCACATGGTCAACAGAGAGAAACTGGTACTTGCTTTCGCCACAGCAGTTGCAACGTGCCCCATAATGTTCGTATACCATCTTCTTACCCGAATCGTGGTAGTATTTTTTATCTTTTTTATTGCAAGGTTTGCACAAGAAGTATATATTCTTGCCCTTATGAGCCCTGATCTCGAATAAATCGTCAGTTCCCTTGCATTTGTAGCATATTTTCTTTTTATCTTTTAACATAACCTCTTTCAAGTATAACAAATTATACTTGACAATCGTGCTTACGTTTAGTAACATAAGAAACATGAGCAAGAAAACGAGTGAATTATCAAAGTATAAACTAAAGTTCGAGTTCACGCCTATTAAGGCGATTAAAACCGCAGCTATTGAAGCTACAAAAGCGGTCAAAAAAGTGAAATTAGCACCTAAAAAAGCAAAAAAACTCACCAAAGCTGAGAAAGAGCAAGCCAAAAGGGAGAGAAATAATGTTATAATGGGGATAGGACAGCTGCTGGTATTTGTGAGTATTGCCTACAGCACCGCTACCATCTTCATAGGTGTAGATAGCCCAGAATCGAGAATCGCTCTGCTTCCGCAAGCAGTTTTCGGGCTGGTAATATTAGTTAAAGCATTCTCAAAATTGTATAAATAGGGAGAACCAAGGTTGTCTACTCACACGAGCAATCGTAACAGCAACCGGATTATGAGTACCAAAAGAATTACCATAGTCCTTGGTCTAATCCTCGTAGCGACTATCGCATACATAGGATTCCAGGACGCCGTAAGAACTTGGCAAAACTTACAGAACCAGAAAAATAGTATCGAGCAACTCAACACTGAGTACAAGAAGCTTGATAAAGAACTTGACCATACCAAAGAGTCCAAACAAAAGAGTCAAGAAGAAGTTCAAAAACTAGAAGAAGAAAAAAATAAACTTGAACAAGAGCGACAGAGGTTAGAAAAAGAGCTTCAAGCCAAAGCAGAAGCTAAAGCCAAACTCGCAGCTTCTTCAAGTCGTGTTATCAACGCAGCAACAGCAACCCAGACAGCATCAGCTCTCAGCGGTAACTGCTCTACGTGGTTAGCACAAGCTGGTATAACCCACCCAATAGCCGTTGATCTGATTACTCGCGAATCAGTTTGTAACCCATGTGCTTACAATCCCGGTCAGTCAGACTGTAATTATAAGGGTAACGCAGCGTGTGGCATCCCACAGGCTCTACCATGCTCAAAACTTCGTGACACCGCAGGGTGTGCGATGACCGACGCTGTTTGTCAACTACGTTGGATGCAGTCTTACGTATATGGTCGTTATGGCTCATGGGAGGCAGCAAAAGAACACCACGACAGGATGGGTTGGTACTAATGAGCCGTTTTAGACCAATCTCCGAACTTATCTTAGCGACACTGTGCGTTTTATTCGTCAGTGTCTTTTTATTTTCGTCTCAGGTCAGTGCTTTAGGGCTTGAACCCTCTATCTTTGGTGGGGGTTTTAGCCGTCAATCCGAAGTAGACAGCATTAAGAACACCGTTCAAACAAAGACTCAAGAAGTACAGGTTCATGTTAAAGAGCTTGAAACGGTAAGCAAGACAAAAGAAGAGCTTTCTAAAGAGCTAACAGCCCTTAAATCACAGCTTGCAAATCTTGATAATATGTTCGTACACATCAATAAGTACGCACCAGACGCAGCGGGCAACCGTTATGCTGCCGGTAACTGTACGTGGTACGTGAAGTCGATGAGACCAGACATCGGTAACTTCTGGGGAAATGCAAATACTTGGTACCAAAACGCAAAGGCTCAAGGCTGGAGTGTTGGCGACCTGCCTAAAAAGGGAGCCGTTGCAACCACTACTCAGGGTTGGGCGGGGCACGTAGCATACGTTACTGGTGTATCGCTTGACCAAAAATGGGTGACGATTAGAGAAATGAACTACGGTGGTCTTTATAACATGAACGATCGTACCGTCTACTACACCGAATTCAAATATATTTACGAATTAAATTAAAGCACTTCCATTTTGGATTATTTTCCGTTATAATAGGAATATAAGCTAATTAGGGGGTGTTTTATGGTTATCACAAGGGCAGCTATCATGTACGCTAACGGAGAAGTGCTTGGGGGTCGTAATTATGGGGAGATAACCTCATTAGGAAGTAAGCTCGGTCTCTGCGGTGAAAAGATTCTAGGTTTTCTCACCAATTCAGAGCAATTCGTTCTGCCAGAAGAGGCAGCAGAGATTGCGATCGAATCAAAACAGATTACCTCAGTAGAGGACACCCTATCACCCGAAGACTTGTGGCCAGAAAGCGAGATCGCCGTAGAGTGCTAACGAAAGCAGATAAAAAAGCGATTCTTAAGGCGTTTACGATGGTAGATGTAAAAAAGATGAGCATTGAACACCCAAACCCCGCTGTCGTGAAGTGGTTTAGGTTCGGTAATTACAATGCAATGAAGATCGCATCAGAGATAATCAAACAACTACCAGAGAAAAATGAAACAGTCTCTTGATTTTTTAGCATGACCGCTTTATAATAGAGCTTATGGTAAAGCATATCAAAATCGAATATATACCAGGATGTACGTGGGAGTTCGAGGGCGGTATGTTTTTCTGTCTTCACGACGAAGACATGGAGATTGTTGACTACGTAGAAGACCACCTAGGAATCAACGGTCATTATCAGACCGAGAGCAAGGGGTATGTTTGTGCAGATTGCGGTGAACAGCTTGAGGGCGACCCTGAAGCAGACCGTGCAGACTACGAAGCTGAGTGTCAGCTAATGGAGCTACTAGATAAATGAGAAAACCAAACACAATCGGTCTCGGCGAATATGAAATCGAAGACCTACTAGAAGAACTGAGACAACGTACAGACGTAAGCCGTCTTGAGATTATTGACCACACGCCATGTGTCACCTGCGACGGTAAGGGAATCGTGGTCGCAGAGAATTATTCTATTTCGGGGCACGTATGTCCTATCTGTTGTGGTAGAAAGATGATAGGTCGTCAGGTGGTGATGTGGGACAAAAACAAAAAAGTTAATCTGAGCGTTCAAGATGAGGGTAGAACTATGAAGATTTTTGTGTCAGAAAGAGAAGATAGTGGAGAGCTTTCCCTGTAGCCCTGAAGATCGTGAGAATTGTCGTGTCTTTGAAAGAGAAGGCGAATGCTACGAAGATGTTCATCACGAGTATTGGCCAGAAAGAGATTACAAAACGAAAGTCGAGCGTCAGTTTAGGGCGCTAGAAATCAATAAAGTGTTTATCTGTCGTGCCCTACATAACGAGATACACGCAAGACGCAGACGCTCAGAAAAACCACCGAGAAAGGAGATGCTACGTGCTATTCAAGAAGAAAAAGATAAGTAATGACCGTCAAGAGTATCTAGAACTCAAGAAACAGGTCGAAAGGTTACTCAGAAAGGGCTGGGGTCCTCGCTGTAAACTGAAAGACGTTGAAGATTTCCCTGAAATTGTTGGTACAGATTCTCGCTGTCCCGCCTGTTTAGTGTACGAAAAGTTTGACGATTTTTGGGAGTATGCAACTCCCGATGAATAAAGTTCCTACCACCTTCGAGATGGACGGTCTCTACACCGAAGAAGACATCGCTAATAGAGACTTTGTTATGAAGCCCTGCATTGACTGTGGTAAATACACTAAGCAAGATATGCGTACCGACAACGTACCGTGTCAATATTGCGGTGGACCGATGGGTAATAACTCTAGTTATTGGGCGAGTTTACGTACATGGAGATCAGATAGAAAGATTTCGGCAGCAGACCGCAAGAAAATGGGAGCGTAGTGTCGAGACAAACCTCAATTAGAGAGGCTGATCGTGTTTTCAGCCTGCATATTCGTAATCGTGGTGCGAGGTTCGGTCGCAACCACTGCTTTACTTGTGGTGATTATTTATCTATAGAAGAGCTTCAGTGCGGTCATTTTCGCCCCAGAAGGTACTTAAACACTCGCTGGCACCCATTTAACTGCTGGCCTCAGTGCAATCATTGCAACGTAGAGCTTGGGGGCAATCTGAAGGTGTACGAAGCTAAATTGGTCGCGGCGTATGGTCAAGACGCAGTTGATGGCATTTACTATTTGTCCACAGCTCAAAATAAAGTAACCGAAGATGATATTAAAGAGATTATAAGGCAATATAGGTAGCTTCCTGTATAATAGAAATATGAAAGAAACTCTTGCAATCGATATTGATGACGTTATAAATCCCTCTCTAGCCTCGTTCATTGCATTCCAGAACGAAAAGTATGGTACTGATCTAACCCTAGACCACTTTATGCACCACGACGATTACTGGGGGTACTACGAACGTGCTCTCGGTCGTGCAGCAGGCATAGGTGCTGCTGAATGTCTTGATAGGTATGAGCAGTTCAAAGAGAGTGTTGAACCCGATAGCCAAATTGTCTCAGATGAGGTAAGAATAGGCTTGAACGGTCTGAAGAGGTGGTTTGATCTTCAGATTATTACTGCTAGGGATTATAGTTCAAGAGATCGCACCGTAGAGTGGGTCGAAGCCCAACTGCCTGACGTTTTCAGCGACATACACTTTAATAGAACACCTGAAGCTGAAGTACCGAAAGTAGAGATATGCAGAAAGATAGGGGCGGTCTGTTTAATAGACGACGCACCTGAACATGTTAATGCAGCAGCCGAAGCGGGGGTTCGCTCTATCTTATTCGGTCAGTACGGCTGGAATATGCGTCATGAAGTCCACCCAACAGTGGTCAGAATCCCAACATGGCAAGAAACTTTCGATTTTTTGGAAAAAAGTGCAAAAAAGGCTTGACAAGCATAAACGGTTTGCTATAATTAGATATAGACAGGTGATGGTAGCTTAACAATCTTCCTAACGGATAAAGCCCGAAATAGCTCGAAAGAGTACAAGTGTCGTGGAGTAACCATGGACGCGGCACGAGTCTTCAGAAATGGAGTGTTTTAGGAAAATCGGCTAATTACAAGAAAACAAATCGACAATTTACTTTGAGACTAGTTAGGTAGCCGAGACATGCTGGTAAAGTGCTAGAAGTAGTATCCCAGCCCATCACCACGTCCTTGGAAATTATTCCCCCGCCACCGAACCCTCCTCGGTGGTTTTTTATTTGTAAAAAGGCAAAATTGTTATAATAGATAGAGAATGACAAAAACAGAAACGCCTGAAGAGCGTAAGCAAAGGCTGTTGAAAAACCTCGAAAAAGCCAGAGCCGCTCAAAAAGAAAAAAGAGAAAAAGCTAAAGCAGCAAAAGAAGCGGGCGTATACGTGCCCCCTGTCTCTGTCGCTAAGCGTCCTCGCAACCTCGACAAGATCGTTAGGGATATTCTTAACGACGATGATTTGATTGATAAGGTTGTTGCTAACCAGCCAGAATACTGGAGCAGACTACCGTCTAAAAGCGGTGGTTACATTATTGCTACCGTTATGATGGTTAAGGCTATGGGTGGAGACATCAGAGCCGCTGAATGGATTCGCAAAACTGGTTTCGGTGATAAGGTTCTTCTCGAATCTGATAACGGCTTCTTTCAGAAGTCTGAGTTTACGATTCAGGTTGTTCCCTCTAAGCAACTAGACGATGCTATTGATGCGTCAGAAGTGCTTGAAGGCGAAATCAAGCAAATAGAGGAGTAACATGTCCCCCGACCTAACAATCTCAGAAGTGCAAAGCCTAGCCATGCAACAGTTTGACGACCCCCAAGTCGTATCTATTGTCTTTGGTGGTGGAGCAGGAGGTGGTAAGTCCTTTCTCATTGGTCTCTTGTGTGCGATCGCATGTAAGAAATATCCCGGCACGCGTTGGGGTCTCGCTCGTAAAGAGTTAAAGAGCCTAAAGCAAACTACTCTCGCCACACTTATTTCAAAAGTGCATCGCACACTGGGGATTACTGAGAATGACTACAAGATCAACTTTCTTGACTCAACACTTGAGTACACGAACGGTTCATCTATTCTTCTGCTCGATCTAACCGCAAAGCCATCAGACCCTGAAATGGAAAGCCTCGGTTCGCTTGAACTTACTGGTGCATTCGTTGACGAGGTAGGTGAGGTAAATAAAAAAGCGTATGACGTTCTTGCCTCTCGTGTTAACCGTTGGATGAACAAAGAGTATGGAATTACTGGTAAGGTAGTTTCATCTTGTAACCCATCTCCGGGGTTCGTTCGTCAAGAATACTTCGACAAATATGACGCTCTTGGTGGCGGTCGTATGCAACGCTGGAAGAGCGGTCACGTTTGGGTAAACGATGAACGCGTTGATGCGTACAGCGCATACGTTCGTTCTACCGTACTCGACAACCCATTTATTGACCAGAACTACGTTGAGGGTCTACGTCGTCTACCCCCTCAAGAAAAGAAGCGTCTGCTCGACGGTGACTGGGATTACTTGGATGAAGATGACTCGCTGTTCCCTATGGCGCTTGTCGATAAGATGACCGTGTTTAAGAGACCAGAATATATCTATGATGAAGACGGTAACTCAGTTGACGAAGACGGAAAACCCAGAAAGTTCAACAAGTTTATTGGTGTTGACCCTTCAGACGCAGGTAAAGACGATACTGTAGTTACTCTTGTTGAAGATGGAATTATTACAGAACAGATCGAAATTTCATCACCACAGGGCAAAGATGACGCTATTGGGTTTCACATCGCTGGTAAGCTTATTGCTTTCGCCGAGAAGCATGGTTTCTCTAAACCCCTTGCAAAGAACATCACTATAGAAGGAAATGGAATCGGAGCCAGTTTAAGAGACGCACTACGTGTTTACGGTTGGGCTGTTAATGTGTACATGGCGACGCTTCAGACAAGAAACGAAGGCTATTATCAGTTCATGCTTGACGGTGACGAAGGCAAGGTTAAAGTTCTCAACACAATTTTTGAAAAAGGTAACCTGTTAAGACAGCTCACCGCTCACCGTTATGACCTAGACACGGGCAAGCCTCGTATTACTAACAAGAAAGAGCTGAGACAGCTACTTGCTCGCTCGCCTGACCATGCCGACTCAGCCATGATCGCAAATATGGCTGCTAATAAGTTCAAGCCAAAGAACATCAGCTCATATATTAGGTGGTAACATGGCGTTTATTGAAGGTACATCCATCTTCACAGACTCAGGCTTCAAGAACATCGAAGACATCGGTGGTCGTGACAGGGTTCTTGTCAGAAATTTTTTAGGTGATGCGGAGTTTATACAACCTTTCGCCCTTAAAAAAAGCCAATACAACGGTGAAATCCTCACGATCGGTGCTAGAAACTGGCAGTTCTCTACAACTCCCGACCATAAAGTAGCTTATGACCGCTCTACTGACGTTTCGGGTAGAGATTTTCGTTATGAACCAGCTAAAAATCTAAAAATTGACAAAAATAATAGGATATATCGTCAGTTTAAGTACGTTCCACCAGAAGAATTCAAAAGGGAGACTATTGTCATCCATTCAGAGTTTGGCAGAAGGTGGGTAACCATCTCAGAGCATGACTGGTACGTTTTGGTGGGCTTCGTGCTGTGCAGAGGCTATTTCGACAAAGCAGGACCACGCAAAAAAGCACTCACTCTCTACCTAGACAAAGATAAAAGAGAAGATGAGGTTGTTCTTCTCGCGGACATACTTGACAGAATTGGCGTTGAATGGTCTTTGATACCTTCTTTCACGAATGATAAGTGGATGATACGTGTAAAGACGAATAACACGCTCTCAGACCGTCTTATAACGCGTCTAGGGTCTTCTAAACGCAAAGATATGTATTTACCCGACAAAATGGTCTACGGGGGCTCTAAGACGCTCTCAAAAGCTCTTATTGACACAATGAAGTCCCTAACTCGTAAACCAGACACTGAAGGACCCTATAGATTTACAACAAATAACGATAAACTGATAAAAAGTCTAGTACTTTTGTGTACCGTGTGGGGTTTTGGTGCTATGGTGCGTGTTGTCGCAGCAAAAGGTACTGATGCGGGTCGTGGTGAGCTTAGAAAAGACGTTTTACAGCTCGAAGTAACCGAAGTTACCGCCACCTACTCGCCCAAGTTCATCAAAAAGCAGAATTATTCAGGTAAAGTGTATGAAATTGACCTATTTGACGGTCAAGTCTACGTAAAAGAAGGAAAAATGCCAGTATGGGTCAACCCAAAGTAGTTTTCGGCGATAAAATCTTTCTCTATGGGCAGTTTTTAGATTATCTGTACCAATTTGGGGACTATGAGTATAACGCAGTCATGGGATATATGACCATAGGCGGTTTCATAGTCCAGCCTATCGAAACAGATATTGTTGGTGCTTCAGTGCCCGGTTTTGTGGCGGATTTTTCAACAGACGGCAGTTTAACGCCGCAAACGCCATTTTCAGAGGCGGAAATGATAAACGTGGCTGGTAGATTAGCCAAACAATCACCATTTCCTGCTGGCACTAACATTTGGATGCCAATCTTGCCTCTTCCCGACGGTTCCACTCATTCATAATGCACTCAGGGACTAACTGAGATTTCTTCCAGTACTTTTGCTTGATATTCATTAGGTGCATATCACTTAAGTCCTTTAGTCTGTACGCTCGACGACCAGAACTAATCCATACCGCGTCACCCATTAGTCCTTCAAACATTATATGTACCAGATCCTGCTTTCGTAGCTCGTCGTACAAATCTCTCGCCAAGCGTGTCTTCGTAGGGTTACTCACTACCAACTCCTTACTTTTATTTTGTTCTTTTCGCCGATTAACTTTGCGTATATGCCCTTATCGAAACACTTCTTACAGTAAGCGTCAATAACTTTATTGTGTCCACCAGCCGTACCGCAGTTCTCGCAACGGTACAAGTATGAGCGAATAGTGATATTGCCCGATGACTCAGGGTTGCCGCCAATCGCTAGACACTTCTCGACAAACACCGGGCCGTGTGCATAACCAGGACCAATCAGAGCGTGTGCTATCTCGTGTAGCATTGTTTCTCTAAACTCATCTCTTGTACTGACAAGAATAAACCGTTGACTTAACTCGATAGTTTTCGTGCGGTAGTACGTCTCGCCAAGAGTTGTACGCTTATTAACGATGTCTAACTTCCAGTCACTTAGCCCGTGCTCTATCATTAGCTCAGCGCCAAGCAGAATAGCTGCCTTCAATTTTTCTTCTTTCATTATCCCCCTAGTGGCGTATTATTTTCGATGTAACCCTTTTTCTGCTTGCGATTGTCCCAGAACTTCTTCAGTTCTTCAGCGTGCGAACCGCCCTCAACGAAACGGGTGCTCTTGCCAAGCTTTAGATTATCTAAAGACTTATCAACAACCTTCTTACGCATTGCATTAGCGTGTGCTTTTGTGTGGGTCTCTTTCGCCATTAAGCCATGCTCTCTGCGGTACTCGATAACATTCTCATAACCGTGAACCTGTACGACGTGGCTGCCCACTCGATTGAACCGCTTACCGCAATCTAAACACTTAATGCCCTGACCAACGTTTTCTCGCTGCCAACGATCTCGTCCACGACAAATCGTATCACAATATCTTGTACTCGGATGTCGCAGAGCAGGTAGCGGCTTGTTGCACCATTCGCATTCTCGATCTGGCTGTATAGCTTTTCCTCTGTGCATAATCACCTTTCAATTTAATCGTAATGTACGTAAACACCTCACTGAAATACGTGTGGTACTTTTTTACCCTTTTTACCCTCGTCTATCGTCGTAGACCCTCGTAAAAACCCTAAAGTACCATATAACCGTGATTAGTGCAAACGTGTAATTTTGAACTTCTTGTCGATGTTACGGACAATACACTGTCGTAGCTCGATGAACTCGACCTCTCGTGTACCGATAGCCATTCGTGAACCATACGCATCACGCTGTTTGAAGGCGATGTCTGTTGAAATGTTATCTCGTAGACCATCACCCAACACTCGCTTGTTAGGAGTCTGTGTAATGATGTAGATAAACACGTTCAAGCCAGCGCCCTCTCGGATAATCCGCTTCAGTGCGTCGTTAGTTGCTTGGTCGGCCAGTTCTGCAAACGATTGAAACTCGTCAATCAACAGAATAAGAGGCGTGTCAGGACACTGCTGGTCCATCCCCTTCTCTCGTCGTAGCTTACCAAGTCGGTCAATACGTCGCTCTACTTCGCCCACCGTTCGTCGAATAAGACTTCCCATTCGATCGACATCGGCTGCAACATACGCCGTCTTCTCATAGTCAACGAAATCGCTTGACTTCGTACTAAAGATAGCAACATCTGCATACTTCACAAGACTAGGTAAAAACTTGCGTACCATTGTACTCTTACCAGACTGGCTCATACCAGATACAAGCGTGTGCTTCATCTGCTTGATGTCCAGTTTTACTTCTGTACCAGTTTCTGTGTAACCTAAACTGACAGGGTACTTACTGGCTTTCTCGTCTGCATCGTACCCCTCCATTATTCCGTCGAAAAATTTACTCATTCTGTAACTTAATCCTTCCTGCTCCCACCAGCGCCTTAATCGTTTCTTCTACTTTCGGGATAGTTGAATACCACTCAACCTCACTAATCAGCCCCATATCAACGAACGCTTCTTGCGTACCGCATGGGCTACAAATATAGGTGTGGTTATCCCTTCGACTCAACGCATTCATCACTTCTCTGTCATCCATGCTGTCTTCACCACATCGAGGACATTTCTTCATCTCAAATGCTACCTTAGCCATATATCACCTCACCAAACAATGCAATCTGAATAACTTGGTCGGCATCAACCGCATCATAGTCTTCGAAATCAATCTTTGACTCGCCCAGTGCTTTCAGCACCATATCTAAAGTTAGTGTATACGCCTTACCATAACTGTCTGTTTCGGGGATGTATTCTTGACCGTCAACGATACTCAGTTCGCCACCACGAGTTAGTACCTCACTTGCATAATCGTACTGCTCTTCTGGCTCCTTCACGATGACAACACCCTCGCACCAATCAGTCATAACGCCACCCTCGAACGCATCCGTAAGAATGTTTTCGATTTGCTCTTGCGTTACCGTTTTCTTGGTAACAATCTCAAATGTTTTCATACTTTCTCCTCAAAAAATTTTGTAGTCGGTGCTGTTTAGGCGGTGCGAACGCCATTTACTGTCCATTATCGAGCGTAGGAATAATAACTGAGATAACCTCGGCTATTTCCTGCTCCCGCTCTTCTTTTTCTTCTTGCGCCTCCTTTCTAGAACGCTTACGGTCCCACTTAGCCTTCACGGTGTTGCGATTGCGTTCTACTACGCCCTTAGCACGTTGATGCTTCCAGAACGCACGCAGAATCAACAATCCTAATGTTATGCACCAAAACGCATCGCTATCCATACTATTCGTCCTCGTAAATACTTTCGTACCACGTATCTGGCTTGGCTGGGGTGTTACCTTTCGCTTCTTCAGTTTCGCAATACTCTTTGTATTTATCAGCTACTTCATCGCCGTAGATATACTCAAACGCTTCATACTCTGTAAAGCCTTGCTGTTCTGCATACTTCTCAAGAGTAATGTTTTCGGACTCAAAACTGTCATTGAACTCAATATCGCCACCTTCTTCTGAACTGACTCGTAAAGTTGCAACACCCTCGCCCATCCAGTCCATCGCCGTGTCGCTGTCTTTGTAATCGACTTCGATAAAGCCACCGCTGTCTCGTAGAGCGTCAATGAGTTTCTCCCACGCACCACGATTTTCACCATTCATCCACTCACCCTTCAGATAGCCCTCTAGGTTATTACCGTAGCTCCATCGCCCTGATGTGCTGAACGTGAACTCAAGATTATTCTTTTCGTCGGGCTCAACTTCTCGATAATCTTCAATATCTACCAACTTATAGTAGGCTTTTTCTTCGGTGCCCTGAACTGCATCTAAGAACTCTAAGAATTCTTTTCCTACACCATCGACCCGAACTGTTCCGAACGCATCACTTAAATTAGCCATTGTTTTTCATTCCAATCGTTATCTTAAAGTTACCCTTTTTGTACTCGTCCTCGAACCCGAACGTGCCATCGCCCCCACCAATATGCTCCATACCAAGCTTCTCAGTGAGTGCTTCATTTATCGTAAGCCAAATAATGTGGTTCGTTAGCTCTTCGTCACTAGGCATTATTCTTCTCCTTATACTTCTGCACAATTTTAATAACGTGTTCGCAGGCTTTTAACGCACTGTCTAGGTCCTGCTCGCTTAGATGATAGTCGCCCCGATCTTGCTCAAGGACAACTACCAATGCGTTTATTGCATCATCATTATTCATTTTCGCCATTAGAACCACTCCCAACTGACATAATCGTCTGGTGCTTGTTCGATTGCCCGCTCAAGCGTCTCGATTACCTCTTTATTCGTGTAGTCCACATAATGAGAGTGCTTCTCTTCTGGCGGCAACACTTTGATATGTTCGATATATTCTTTAATACCATCTTTCGAGGCTTCAAAATAATCGAGATTTTCAGAACGTGATGTCCACGCCTCTGGCACGTTTATCTCCACAAAACCAGTAAAGTCGCCCCACAGGTCTTCAAATAAGTCCCAATCGCTAAACGACTGGTCGCCATATTCTCGATGTTGTGTTATTACGTTTGCTCGGTAGCCCATTAGAATGTCTCCCTTTTGATGAACTTAAAGTTTTTATCACGATACGTCAAGCGTAGCCATTCATTTGTTGGCAGTAAGCTCTCGTCGTTCAAGGCTTCTAATATATTTTCTAGCATAAGAGCCTTTGCTGCAACCTCATCTTCAGCCTGCGAAGATGCTATAGGCTCCCAAGCGTCGCTTTTACTTTCGTCGTACCTTTCTACTTTCGCAGCCGACGCTATCTCTAAAGTTAAATGAACCATACTAAATCCTTTCTAGCTCACGAGGAAAGCCAATATTGGCCTCCTCTTCGAGCATTAGTTCTTCGTCTATTATCTGAACAAGCTCCTCATATTCTGGTAGAGCCGATACATCTCGTATATACTCTCCATTAACACTGAGTGCGTAGTCTTCACCTGCTTCGCCTTCACAAACAATGTTGTATGCTTTTAGATTTATCATCACGCTTGCTTGATATTTTGTTGTTTTCGCCCACCGCATAATGTTACTCCTCTCCTAAGAGCTTGATTAGTGTGCTATCTTCAGCACCGAAAATAACTTGTATATTATTTATTTCATCAGCCAGAGAACTAATATCCCAGCTAGGGTCGTTCGCTTCGCTTTCGCCAAAGTTTCGCTCCACCCAATTGTAGATAGTTTTCTCAACCGTACTAACTCGCCCTTCGAGCACGTCTAGCATATCACTAGCCATTGCATTTTCACGCAAGTCTGTCAACTCGACATCAGGGACTTCAGCAAAAGCAGCCTCAATCTCTGATATTTCTTCTAAACTAATCTCTTCGGCTTCTAATTCGCCCCTAAGATAGTGCAATCTCGAAATATTCATAACAGTTCCTTTCTTATCTCGAAAAATTTTTGTAAGCGAGGCAGTTTAGCGCCCCGAACGCCATTTTCTACTCCTGCTCTTGCATCACCTCCTCGTAACGAGCATATTCCTCGTCGGTTATGTCCTGATTAGAGAATTCGAGCAGAGTTGCGCTGTTCCACTCGTTCAAATACTTATCTATAACACGAACGACGGCATATTCAGCCAGTTCGGGGTGTTGCTTCGCGAACGCCTCTCCTAGATAAATAACCGCAGGGTCTTGAGCCCCGCAGACGGTCCATCCGGTCTGGTGGTGGTCCAGAAAGCTATCGCAGATGTCAGAATATAGCTCAGGCGTATAATCTACAGTCTTTGACGGGTAGTCCGTGCTATTAGTTGGCTTTACTAGCATTTTATGCAACTCTTCAATGATACTTTGACTCATACATCCTCCTCTGTCATTATTGGATCTTCACAATAGAGGCTCCACACAGCACCGCCTTCAAATTGTCGTGAGTATTCGGCCGCTATCTGTTTCGCCTCGTCCTCGCTGTTCGCGCTAAAGTGATAGGAGTATTCGTGGTCGAACCAACCATCGGAGTTTTCAAAATGCTCAACAACAACGTTAGGCAAATCAGCTTGACGCTTCTCGGACCAAGTTTCTAGCCAAGATAGTCTATACCTCATCTTTCTTCTCCTTATATTCGTTAAACCACTCGTCGATTTCAAGCTCCCGCATTCCATCTTCGGCGGTGTGGGTTTCGCACCATTTATCGTACTCGTCCCACGTTTCTTGTGTGAACTGGTCGAAATTGTTGTACATCAGCTCATGGACACGGTCGTACATAGCGTCCAAGTACTCTTGCTCGGTCAACTCCTCACGAGTTAAATACCAACCAGCGAGAATAGCCACGCACTTATCAAAATCTTCCTGACTTTTGTATTCGTCTGACACTCCATCAAGAACTTCGTTAAAGTCCATGATATTGTTCGGAGTGAACGACCAAAAACCGTCCCTAGAGGTGAAGTTTTCGTGCAGGAACTCATCGAACTCTGTCGAAACGCCATATTCTAGGTATTTCCTAAGCTCTTCGAGATGTACGTCAATCTCAAGCTCAGCCTGATCTGTTGCAAAGTTGTATTCTCGCGGGCTCCATGTATCTACGACACGTAATCCCTCAACTGGTCGTCCCGGTTCGCAGTATTCGCCAATAACTTCAGCGTGTAGCTCTGCAAGGTCCTTTACGAACTGCTTATGATGAAATACACTTTCTTCTTTCCAGTCTTCGTCGAGATAATCTGTACTAAACTGCCCATAAGTGTCAATTGTGTAAAATTGCTCACTCAAGGCTGAACTTCGTACAGTTACTACGCCATCTGTTGCTACACTAACCATTTTGAACGCTCCCTTCTGTCCAATAACTGTGAACAAAGCCATAACAGGACTGAATCCCGTATCGACTTTCGTTATCGTTTTTGAACTCTACTTTTTTGCGTGGGATTGTAACGTCTTCTTTCAGCTGGACTTCTGTGATACCAGCCCCGTTACCGAAGTCGTACATCACGACGTTCGTTCCCGCCTTAAATGTGATATTCTTCGTTTCGCCGGACGCAACTTCAGCCACCTGTGCTAAATCCCCTAGACAGAAGTTAAGAACTCCATCATAGAGAACAATCATATTGCCACGTAGCTCGTTTACGTCAACGGCTGGTTTACGATTGGGCATATCAGGGAAGTACCCTCGCAAACGGTGCGAGCCTCCCAAGCTAACTGAACTATCATCGAACGCTTTTTTGAACTCTAGTGGATTGATACCTAGAATGCGTAGGCTTTCTTTAACGTCTGAGTAGTTAACAGGTCCACCATACGCCCAGTTGTAGAAATTCCACTCTGCATCCCATACGATTGCCGTAATCTCTACAGAAGTGTTCTCCATCAACCTTCGCATGCCATCGTCAGTCAAGTCGTTGTGAGGCCAGAAGCCCTCGTCGTCAAGCCACTCAAAAATCTCATCTTTTTCAACTTTGAGTTCTTCTGCCATATGAGTCCAGTAGTAGTCTTCCCTGTCCATGTAACTCATTGCGTTATCTTCGATTTCCCATCTAACTTCTGCGAGTTTGCCTTCTAGGATTTGACTAACCTGCTCTTTGCTCAACTCGTCCCGATAATCTATGTAGATTTCGTTGGCGTGATTGTCAACATAGTCAGAAAATATTTTGTAGCGGTCCTGTTTAGCGGTCGCAACGTCATTTTTAGTTGGCATAATTTATTCTTTCTCCAGATTTATACTTTTCGCCATCTGGGGGCTTTTAATTTATAGGTTGTCCAGATTGAACACGTAGCCATTCGACTCAGATAGGTCCATCATCATATCTTCGCCATAACTTTTGTAGTTAAAATAAGGAGCTACACTTTCAGGAATATCAATCATCCCGTTCTCGGCATAATCATACCCAAGCTGCTCCTCTACGCTAGAAAAGCTCGATCCATCAGCAGTAAACACAAGCGCATCCTCGATTTGCTCTATGGAATACTTGCCAATCGTGTATCCGGTGGCATCACAAAACGCCTCAACCATTTCTTTTTGGTCGTCGCTAAGTTTTGCATAGGCTATAATAGCCTCAATTTCTTCGGTTCCCATGCTTTCGCTATAAAGCGACTTAGGAAAACACTCAAAGTCCTGAAACATAAACTCAGGATCTCGCTCGTCTTTGTGCAACTCTTTACAGGCGGCGAAGAACTCTTCTGCCGAATCGTATTCAGACAGGTCCATCCACTTACCCTGTATAGAGCCATTGTTGTACTTGCCATAAGTACCGCAGTATAGTTTCGGGGTTTCCATACACTAACCTTCTTTCTCGGCGAGCAAATTATTCAATGCTTCAGCCATTTTCTTAAGTTCTGGTGGAGTTAAGAGTATCAGGTCCATATCCGCTTTCTCACCTAGTCGGAAGAACCTTGATATGGAGGTATAATGCTCCCCCTGCTCCACTTTAATAACATCCGTAAACTCGATATTGTAATCGTGTTCGTCTCGGATTAGTTGTTCTTGCCTCATACGACACCACCATTCTGGCGAGTGCGAACAACCACCACTTTTTTGATGCCTAGCTGTTTAACAGTTATTGGCTTACGTACTCTGTATTGCTCTGGAATAATATCGAAAAACTTCATTACAATACCACTCCTTGAAGAACGCAAACTAGTGCGATTTCCTCAGCCAAAAGTTGATCTTTATCTGGATTATTGTTTGACATAATTGTCTCCTCTGCAAGCCTTAATTTTAATTTTTAATTTCTCACAAGCCGCTTGCAACTTGCAAAAAATGTCCGTAGTCTGGCAGTTTAACGTCCCAGACGCGATTTTCTTTATCTTCCAAAAAAATTCCGACGATTGGCAGTTTAGCGGGGCGAACGCTATTTTCTCGCTTTGGCATAAAAATGCCTCCCCATAACTTGCTTTCCTGTCAAAATATGATGGAATATAAAAACAACCCTCCAAACAATTTTGAAGGATTGTATATTATATTGCATTGTATATTTTTTGGCGGGCTATATTGCCTCTATATACTCCAGCATATTGTCCAGAATACGCTCCGAGTCCGCCCCCGGCTCCCCTCTGGAGAGTGCTCCCCTGTTGGCTTGCATATACTCATAGTGGAAGGCGTTGGCGTGAGGCTTCTTATATACTAGCACCGTGTCCGATACGGCCGCCAGCAGCCGCTTGCCCGCTTGTGTAAACTTTACTAGGACCGCCTGTCCATTTATAACTTGCATAAACCGCCAGCGGTGGGCTTCCCTCATTGGCAGCACTAACAGCCGACTGGCTCCCGTCCCGTGTATTTTATAGCTCATGGACTCCCTCCTCATTATTTAACATATACGCCACAAGTCCGAGCATAAAAGCCGGGAGGCATATATAATTTATATCCGCTACAATACAAGTCCATCCTCCCCATATAATAAGGAATCCGGCCAATATATTTATAGCGTGCTTTATTTTCGCGGGCATACTCTGTCCCTCCTCTTTTTGTATTATATATATATAAGGAGACTACACTACATAGCATAGTCTCCCGTATTGTGTACTATAGCCCCGCAAGCTTGGCGACAATCTCCTCGGCGCTCATACCATTGGCTAGCATAGACTGGATGGACTCCTTGGAGCTTTTACGCTTCTTTGGAATAAAGTCCTCCACGGCTACGGCATATAGCGCCTTGCCCGCTTCCTTGCCCTTGGCTGCTTCTTTTGTGTAGATTGTAGTGCCCTTTGGATACTCTGTAGCGTCCTCAATCTGCTTGACTTCTACTAGCTTGCCAGCGTGCTCCACAAAAAGCTTCCTCTGGATACTATTTACTTTTACTGTTGCCATTGTTGTTCTCCTGTACAGTTATATATTATTGTGTAGCAACCTGTACTCTTGCTAACTGTTACTAGTATATATCAGACATAGACATATTGCAAGCAATCACAACCCCAAAATATAACTAATTTTATAATATAATTTCAGACAATATGCAACAATACAAGACCCCATATATAGCGTGTGTGATCGGCTACACTACACCATATATAGCGTGACACTATATATAGCGTGCTCATACCTTATATATACCCCCCGACCCCCTATATATAGCGTAGGCATAACCCCCTTGACATTTGCAATTAAATATGATTGATGTCCTAATATTGCTATTGACATTTGACAAAAAGTGTGAAACGTGTTCATCTTTGGTGGCTGGGTGGGCTCTAGCAACCCTCCACAAATTTTTTCCTCAAGTAACTATGTAAGGCTTACAACAGCTCGAACAGGTTATCACTGAGTATCTTCTTCTCTTCGGGTGTGAGCGGTCTAGCTTCGACTGTGATTGAGCGTATAGCATCTTCTATGTCTTTATCGTGCTCACGTTTAATAAGCTCTTGTCTAGTGTCTCCTGTATCGGACTGAATGAGAGCTTTGATTCTGCCGAGAACACCTATTCTCGACCACCTGCGGGATTCTTTATGACTGACCATCTAGCATGTCTAACAAGCTTATATTAGCTTCTTTACGTTTTTGTTCTTCTATAGCTTTCTTATCGCCCCACATACCGTCTACGAGTACATACCCGCAGCGATCAGCAAGGTCAAGTAGAAAGGGAGATAACATACCTTCGTCAATCTTCTCTTCGAACCCGTCACGAAACAAGTAGGACAGATCACCTGTTAGTTGTGCTTGTAGGTTGTTCTGCTTATGGATAATAATGTCAAAGCAGTTAAGTAAGAATTGATCGTCTGTATACTTTCTCATACTGTATTTAGTATAACAGTGTGTCCGCGAAAATGCTAGTGCTTAATAATGCTTATGTCTAAAAATTTTTTCCTCCCCAAATTCAGTTGACAAGAATTAAAATCTTTGGTACAATGCTGTTATGGATTACTATCTACCTTGGCACAGAGATAACGACGACATCAGACGACGTGAAGCGAACCGTTCTTCGGCGTTTAGTAAACTGATGTGGGTTGTTGTATGGTTAATTTTGATATGGATTTTCGTATGAGAAAAAGAGACCAAATGGCAGGGTGGATTCTATTCGCTATCTTTATAGCGCCTCTCTTTGTTGCAGCATATATGGTATCGATCTATATGGGCGTTGCTATGACTGCTACGTTCATCTTTGGTATAGTTGCAAGAACAACAGCCTAATTATGGTATAATAAAAACAGACAACGCTAAGAGCGTATACTTGCGTGAGCACGTACTGCAAAACATAAATACTCTTGATAAAACGTGGAAATAACTAAAAGATTCAAAAACGCTCTAGCGGCATTTAATAAAACTACTAACGGCGGACCTGATCCGAACTCTTTCTTAAAGTATGGAAGTCGCCGTATGCCATCTACTTGGTCAACTCCTGAAATCTCAGATGAAGATTTCTACACAGGACTTGGCTTTGCTGTAGTTAACAAGCGTGCTAACCGCTCGGTTGTTATCGGTAAGAAGTTCTTGTACACCAACGCTAAAGAGTCGGTGATCGCAAGGGCGAATGAAAAGGGAGAAAAGATTGTTCACCCTTACTTGAACCTGATTCGTGAATCGACTGATTTCTCAGAAAGAGACTTTTGGTACGACATCTCTACATACCTTGACCTAGAAGGTGTTTACTACTTGATGGCTGTTCGTGCAGTCACTGCTTCAGGTAAAGTAGGTAACATTCAGAAGTTCACCCTTCTTAACCCATATAACATTCGTGCAGTCGTAGACACAAGAGGAAATCTCGGCGGATATATAGAGCAGCGTAATGACCTACGTCGTGAAATCCCTAAAGAGATGATTATTCCTATTCGTCTTCTTAACCCGTTCGATCCAGAAAAAGCATACTCGCTAGCTGATGCAGCCCGCGACTCACAGTTCACCATGAAGCAAGCTAACGACTTTGCTCGTGAAGCCATTGATGGCAACTTGAACGCACCGGGAATCCTATCTTCAGCTATTGAGCTACCGGACGACCAATTCGACAACTTCGTAGAGAGAATTAAGCACCACGGGCGTGGTGAACCTCTATTTGGTAACGGTGCAGGTACAGTTACATGGACAGACATGCAGCAAGACCTCGACAAAGCGGCTCTTGATAAGATTAACTCGATTAACCGTGACACCCTCATCGCTGTCTCTGGTCTATCAGTAACAGGTCTAGGTATGGAGCAAACTGGTACTGGACGTGAAGTATCTCGTTCGCAAAAGGACGACTTCACCGAAAACGCCATCATGCCTCAGATTGAAAACATTATCGACGCATTGAACCTCGATTACCGTAGATACTACAATGACCAATATAAGAGCAACGGCTACTCTCTATCACTCGACAACCCACTCGAAGCAAACTATGACGCTATTCAAGCTGAAGTTGACATTCGTGACTCACGCTTCAACCTACAGCAGTCACTTATCAAGGCTGGGTACACATACGACATCGCAGCCAAGTACGCTAACGGAGACCTAAGTATTACCGACATCGGTGAACCTGAAGAACCCGAAGAGCCAGAAGAAAAAGTTGCGGTCGAAGAAGAGACCGAACCTGTTGAAGAGGTCGTAGAGACTTCATCTTATACAGATAAGGCGTTCGACGTTTACGAGGGCTACCCAATCCCCGTACTTCAGTACTTGACCGACCAAGCCGACCAGATTAACTCTATTTCAGAGCAGGGCTCATTCATTTACTCGAACGAACCACTTCTTCAGCTAAACGCAGCGTCTAAGACGGTACGTATTACTAGAATCGACGAAATGCAAAACTCGCTTATCGCCGTAGTTGACGGCACCACCTACATCAAGCTAGGTGAGTTCAATCAGAACGCAGATAGACCAGCGATTATCGCTAAACTCAACAAACGCTACAAGAACCAACCAGTAGCGATTAAAAAAAAAATTGATCTAAACCACGATTGTCATCACGACATCTACGAAGTCATCAAAAACGCTGCTTTTGACCAGCAGGCTCTTATCGACTCAAACACCAACGACCTTTTAACTTCAGCAGAATCAGCTGAAGAGGGTCTTTATAACTGGTACGTTAATGAGATCAATAACGGCGACCTAAACCCTCACGCAGACCTAGATGATTTCATTAACGGTATGACACTACCATTCGCTGTGTACTTTACGGTGATGTTCCCTATCTACGCATCTTACAGGGTTCAGCAGACAGCTAATAGTCTAGACATTACTGACGAAGTGCCTATTGTTGCTATGACTGAAGAGGTGAAAGAAGTTATTAAGGACTTTGCTCGCAGAGAAGCAACCTCTCACATGAATACGATTAAGACCGACATTGAGAACGCTCTTGCGATTATTCGTACCAAGACCTCAAACCCATCAGAGTTCAAGGCGTTATTCGAACAGGCGTTCGCAGACATTCAAAAACGTCGTGCGACAACTATCGCAAACAACGCAGCTGCCAGAATCTTCAACATCTCTCAGTACGAAGCAGACCTTCAGTTCTTGACTCGTGCGGGGCTTGTTGACAAAGCATACAAGCAACTCTTCTCTCTCACTGGCGACCCATGCAGTATTTGTGAATATATAATCACGCAAACAAATAAAGCCCCGATTCCTTTCACCCAAGCATTCGTTGATATGGGTAAAACTATCGAGACTCCTGATAGAAAAATGACGTTCAACTACGAAGCAATCACAGCGGGCAATGTTCACCCTAACTGCCACTGTGCGTATCGTCTAATTGTCGATGAGGATGTCGTTTAGACCACGAGTGGTCGGCTTGCCGTCACCATTGATGACTGTGAGCTTATCTTTGACGTTTAGAGCGACTTCAAGCACGCTCATAGGGCTATAGGTTAGCTTATCAGCCCAAACAATGACCACAGGCACCTGTTTTCTTGACAGGTGTTTCATTTTATTGTTGAATAAGTCAATAGCATCTTGCTTATTGTGAAACCCACCCCCAAAAATCTCTATTACAACACCTTTTTGTGGTAAATACAAGTCAACGTTGAACTTACTGAATGCCTTTTGCGGGACGACCTCAATTTTGAGCTTATTGCACAGTTCGACAAGCGGTTTTTCATATACGGGGTCAATTGCAGGGTTCTTCTGTCTAGACAGCGCTAATTTAGCTCTGTGAGCACCAGAATGTATAGAACCGAGGTTAGATTCAGCAGCTTTTGCTGTTATGAGCTTGTTTTCTTCAGGAGTGCGTCTTGAAGCTGAGATTTTATTTGTGACGCTATGTCCTCTGAGCTTAACGCCATGTTTTTCAAGGGTATTTCTAACGTAACTGTTACTGACCTTGAATTTTTTGGCGATGAGGTACGAAGCCACGCCTCTTTTGTAGTAGTAGATAATTTGTTTGTCCATGGGAATATGCAGTCAATCGAATCAGATATAAAGTTGATAGGTTTATCGACTACCCCTCCTTTCTTAAGTTTCATACTTAAATTCTTTTGGTAGGTCAACGTATTGTCTTGCGTTCCAGTCGTAGTAAGAAAAGCACTTACAGTCATGGCAATAGCAAAGATCGACATCGGCAGAATAGCTCATGATCTTGTCATTGCCCACCGTGATACTCCCGGTCGCCTTACCCCACTGAAGTTTCTGCCACACCTTTTTGTGGTTAGTGTGTCTTCGTGGGCCTGATGTTCTCTTCATGTACCTATTTTACCTTTTTACGTTTTTCTTCTTTCTGCCATTTGTAGTAGTCTATCTCTTCGCTTATGTAGTGGACAATAGAGCCGACAATAAATACTGCGAATAGAAACATTGCACCGAGCAAAATAACATCGTCTACCACGGCGAACTCCCATCCGTAGGTCTCATGTACTGACCAGTTACGAACCTAATGAAGTGGTCTTTCTTGCTGTCGTCAACATCGAAGTCCCTGCCCTCTCTACCAGCCCAGTATGCCTTTTCGACCAATTCTAGAAGTGCTTCTTCAGCTTCGTGGGGACTTGGCTCGTAATACATATCGAGTGTCTCAAAGTGCTCAATAATTTCATCAATAAACTGCTCTTCGTGTTTGCAGTCGGTCTTACCCGATACATGATTCTTCAGAAATGACTCAACACCGTCACAGCCGATGTACCCGCACCCGTGACACTTTTCACAGTAATAAGATTCTTCTTCGTTCATAAGTCAATGATACTGCTTATGTCTCACAAAGTCAATAGGTTATAATGGTAATAGAATCAATTAAAACCAAAAGAGTTTATGAAAGTAATTAACAAAAACAACTTACCTACAGCTCCTATCTCTGAATTTTCAGCGACACAAGGAGACCTGAAGTTTCTCTCAGAAGAGAACTACAAGAAACTAAAAACTAACATCGAGCGTCGTGGGTTCTATATCCCGATCTACGCATGGATTGATAAGAAGGGTCAGAAATGGCTTCTCGACGGACACCAGCGTAAGCACGTGCTAGAGACAGAGGGCTGGAATAACCCGATTCCGTACCTTATCATTCCTGCTGACGACATCTCAGACGCAGCTGAACGTCTACTAGAGATTACGTCTCAGTTCGGTACGATCACCCAAGAGGGTATCGACGAGTTCATTGCGAGCTTTGAGCTGCCAGAGGTTGACGTACTCAATCACACTAACTTCGACGGTATTTTCAACTTCTCAATCGAGCCAGAGCAGGAAGAGGAGCCTGAGCTTGAAATTGAACCAGATGTAGAAGATATTTCGATTAGGTTCGAAGTTCGCTACCTAGACGGACAATACCGTGCAAAAACGACTCAAAAACGTAAAGCACACGACATCGGCACGTTCGATACAGCAGAAGAACTTAAAGAGGCGGTGTTAGGAGCGATCGATGAGTGGGAAGCAACCCCAAGGGTCGAAGACTAACGACTTCACCGACCCGTTTAGTGCGGGTCAGATGGTGGGTATGCTCGTTATGCTTACGTTCATCGAGAATCACGGCGGCATAGACGAAGAGACCATCTATAAGATAAAGCACCTTGCAGCGAATAACGTACAAGAGTACTTTCAGAAGCCGTCAGAAGACATATTTTTAATGGTCGATAACTTAGTAAAGGAGATAGGATGAAAACAATCGAACAATTGCTAGCATTATCAAAAAACCCCTATTACACGCTGTTACCAGCTGAGCAGGAGGTGCTTGACAATTTTTTATTGAAGAAACAGGAAGAGGACTCTCAGAAATCTCAGAAGAAGAGCTCGAAGAAATCATCAAAGAGCACTCCTGTAACTGTACGTAACATAGTACCGAAGGTCAATACATACCCCCCTGAAGCTGCTGAGAGCGTGCAGGACGAGTCGGAAGACTAAAAACGGTACTTGGTACCATTAACACAAAAAACATTAAAATAAAATCCAGGAGAGATTTATGGACTTAGAAGACAAGAAGAACAATTTATTCCCTGTCAGATGTCCGTTTGAGCGTCTTTCTCGCTCTGATGGTAAGCTGTACAGATGTAACTCGCTATGCGTAAGGGTTAAGCCAGATTCAGCAGGTGAAGCTCGCTGTCGCAAGTGTAGGCTATCGTTCAACTTCGAATGCGACGAAAAGGGCGTGATTACGACATTCGTAAACGCCAAAGCAGTCGATAAATAGGCACCGAAAGGTGCTTATTTTAACGTGGTGTCTTTTAGCCTATGCAGAGCCCACACGAAGTTATTCTCGTCTGGGTATAAAAACATCCACGTAAAGAATTTCTTCACACCCGGCTTCATCGCTTCATACTTAGCAATGTCTTCACGAAGAAACTCTTGCATCTGACGCTCGATCTCAAGCAGGTCTGGGTCGTCGATACCGTCTTTAAGCATTCTAGACATATTTAGACATCTCTATAAAGAAGAATATTGAAGCGATTACGTACCCGAAAAAGAGTATATAAAGTGGGAAGTACTTAGATAAGTGGTCTTTTAGCTTTCTGATTTGCTTTGAATCCATTTCACCACCTCCGCTTCAGACAGGTTAAAGTTACCCTCTAGGTTCGCAACTACGTCCCACTTGAACGACTGATAGAGTCTTTGAGCCGTGTCTTTACCCGTATAACACAGTAGAATTGCGAGTGCGAGTTGTGACGGACCACTTCCCCCGTACCCCCACGCAAAACCATCTGGTGAGTGGTTAACAATCTTGAGACTTTCTTTAGGCGACAGCGGTCTACCGTCTATCGTCACTGTTCTTGTAGCGAGATTACCTTGTATCATGACATCACTATACACTACCACCGTCCATAATGCAAGTGCTTTTATGATATAATAATAAATGAAGCGTATCCAGAGGCTAGATAAAAGCTCCGAGATATAAGATTACTCTTCAAAACAAACAAAAAACAAAACACACATTAAAAAACAAAGAAACATTAAAAAGAGAAGCGTAAATGGATAAAATAAAAAACCAATTACAAGTCTCGGTTTCTAATGACGGCTTTGTAGACGAAGGTGAAGGTGTAGTATCTTTCCCTAACGGCCTTACAATTACTGACGACACAACAATGCGTAGTGGCACAAGCTATGACATCAACTCGCTAGGTATTTCTACCTACGCAGGACAGTTGACAGCTGACCACCAAGACTCACTTGGCACATTGATTGGTAAAACAATCGGAGTTGCAAAAGAAGGAAATCGTGTTTTTGTATCAGCGATCAAGTACGCGGTGAAGGAAAACCCATACGCACGTCTAGCATACGACCTATTGGTTGGCGGTTTCTCAAACTCTTTCAGTATTGAAACAATTGGGGCTCCCGCAAGTAGTGCAGACCCAGTATACCGTAACCACGAACTCGTTGGTTTGTCACAGGTAGTTGTACCAAATAACTACAATGCTAAGATAAATCAATTTAACGAGATAGTTCATAATTCCCTTGAGCGCTCTCAACAAGACGGACTTGACATTACCGGTGTTGAGGAGAAGATTTTTAGTTCAGTAGAACTCAAGTCTAGCGAATCCGTCGAGGAAGAAAGTATGAAAGACAAAGACGTTAACGCCTCAGAAGAGCTTGCAAAGGCTCCTGAAATTGAGGAAACCTCAACTGTCGAAACTGTCGAAAATGAGGCAGAAGTCGTAGAAACAGAGGCTACTGAAGTACAGGAAACTGTCGAAGAAGCCGAACAGGTTGAGTCTGAAGTCGAAGTGGACAATGGTAAGTGGGTAGACACAGAAGTTGTGGCAACAACCCGCACATCAGAGTACGTAGAGACTGAAGAAGAAAAGGCTAGCCGCCAAGCAGAGCGTATCGCTTACTTGGAAGCCGAACTCGCAGCTGTTAAAGCAAAAGAAGTATCAGGTGACGAGGAAGACATTACTGTAACAGTTAAGATTGATACAGACAATGAGGCTGAAGACAAGGTAGAAAACGAAGTACCAGCAGAAGCTGAAGCTGAGGTTGAAACTGAAGAAGTTGAAACTGCCGAAAATAACACAAATAAAAATGAGGAAACATTAGAAATGACTGCTGAACAAATCGCAGAAATCGTAGCAAACGCTATCAAGCCTCTTACTGAGGAACTAGCAGCTACTAAAGAGCTTGCTCAGAACACATTCGATGCACAGGCTAAAGAACCTGAATTCGAAAAGGCTGAAGAAGCAAAGAACAGCTATGACGACCTAAGCTCAGACGAACTATTCGCTAAGCAGCTTAACGCCGCTGTTGCTGTAGAACGCTTCCAGAGTGTAGAAGGTGCTGCAACACTTCGTGAAATTAACGCACGTAACCTTGAAGCTCTAAAGGCAGAAAAGATCGTTAACCGCGCTCTTACACTTGAAGACCTAGGCAACTTCGTTGTTGGTCCAGAACTTTACAAGGAAATCGTTGGTGTACGCACAGACTACACAGCAATCCTTGACGCTACTACATGGAAAGAAACTAACTCACTAGAGTTCGGTTGGTTGACACGTGGTAATGACATTGACATGAGCAATGTCGCAATCGGTGCCCTTGGTGACGTACCTAGCCCTGACACTACAGACAACCGTCTGAAGCCAGTAAGCACTCCAGGTTACGGTGCACACACAGACAAGCTAGAAGAATTGGCTGCTGTTACACCTATCTCAATTAACGTAATCAAGTTTGCCGCTGTTGACATCCTTTCGGACATCGCAGAAGGCTACCGTAACGACTACGACCGTAAGCGTGCTCAACTTGTTATCGCTCGTCTACAACAGGCTGTTAACGCCACTGGAAACAAGCAAGCATTTGACATCAGCGAAGGTCTAGACGGATGGGCTCTAGTTGTTGCTAAGATCAGCGACGCTACATCTATCGGTACACTTGTATTCAACAGCAAGACTCTTGCCGCTCTTAAGAGCCAAGCAATCAAGTCACAGAACGCTGCTATCCTTACAGAAATCGCATCAGGCTCTATCCTTGGTACTCCATTCGTGCTTGTACCTAACGACCTGCTTCCAACACTTAACACTACAGAAACTAAGAGCTTCGAAGTACATGGTTCTCCAGTAACTATCGACACAGCTGTATTCTACGGTGACCTACGTACCTTCACAGGTCGTACAAGTGGTGGATTGAAGTACGACGTTGACGGTTCTGCATCTTACGAAATCGATGGTACAACATACTCTGCTTACCAGCGTAACGAAGTTGTTCTCCGTGGTTCGTTCTTCCGTGGTGGTGTTGTAAAAGACCCATCTGTGATCGCATCGATCCCAGCTGTAGCTGTATCTTAGTCTAACTAAGTAAAAAAACAAAAACAATAAGTAGGTAGGGACAATGACCATTGAAGAATATGAAGCGTTGACTGGCATCTCAGTTCCAGCAACTGACGAAGCGAGAATGACGGCTATCATAGCACGTTGTGTGTCGAGGCTTGAATCTCTTCTTGGTTACTCCCTATCTGCGCCAAAAACCTGGACTGAAAAAGGTAAAGTTCAATACGATGGGCTTGTCCCATTTCCTACCTTGCCAGTAAGTGAGGATGTAATAGACAAACTATTACCACCAGACCCCGTTACTGGTACATACCAATTGTTTAACTTTGACGAGTTAGACAAGCACATTAAGATCAACCCAGCCAAGCAAGTATACCGTGCTAAGGTTGTGCTACCTATCAACGACGACGAGTTCATTACGATCTACCGTCTAGAAAATGGTTTGCCATACCTTAACAGTGCGGGACTTGTGACAGCAGTTACTCGTTACTACGCATGGTTCACATGGACATGGTGGAATTCTCTACTATGGACAGACCGCTCGAACCTATCATTCGCAGTTGAGGGGAACTGGTTCTCTGACGATGATTTGCCAGATGAACTTAAGTACCTTCTAGCCGATATGATTACATATTACTCTGACGAGAACTACTCACTGATGGGAAACATACGTTCAGAATCAATCGACTCTCACAGCTACTCTCGTGCCCAAGTCGGCGTTGCTTCAGATGGTGCCGATGGTGCCGCCCCTGAAGGTCAAAAATCAGCGAAAGCGATTATTGAAAAGTACGCTGGAGCAGGTGCGTTCAGAAAGCTTGTGAGATAAGATGAAATATCCAGACGTTGTAAAACTAGCCACAGTAAACGCAGACGGTTACGGAGACAGAACTGTTACAGCAGTTGTCGATGTCGAGGCTTGCTTCATTAAAAGAGCAGGTTACGAACACGGCAGCAATAGCGAAGGTGAAACATCCGACGCTGCTGTTTACCTACTGCCTACTAACTCTTACGTTCTTGCAAGCAAGGACAGCCTAGAGTCAATGTACATAATGTTCGGTACTAACAATTGGTACAGAATCAAAAGTGCAAACGTAGCTCAGCGTAAACTACTCAACAATAAGATTGACAATGTATATTGTCGTCTTGAGAAAGTAGCAGGACTAGCATATGTTTCTGTCAGCTAAAGCGTTCTTCGCAGATGGTACCGCCAACAACACACGTGTTCTAATCCGTGCTGAAACACAAATTCCACAAGAATTTACGAAGAGGTACAGAAAGAATGTAGTTGCGATCACTCCTAAGAAATCAGGAGCTCTTCGCAGAAGCATTATTACACAAGCAATTGGTAATAAAGCTGAAATAAGCTGGAGACTACCATACGCAGGGGCTCAGAACGTGGGACACCACACTGTAGCTCGTAAGAGGGTGGTCAACATCGACGGTCGTTACGTGACACTTATGCCGGGAGTTTATAACTACCGTAAGTACACAACGCCGGGAACGGGACCAAGATTCGCAAGTATTGCTTATCAGAAGACCCAGAGCGAAATGCCAGCAGTAATGAGAGAATTAGGACTAACTAAATAATGGACATATACACAGTAGGAGAAGCTTTCATAAAGTTTCTACAAGACAAAGGATATGGCACGTTTGGTACAGACCTGTTCTTAGGCGAACTACCTATCGAAGCCCCAGATGATGCGTGGCTCGTAGTAGTTGGTGGTGGTAACCCAGAGGTGGTAACACTTGATGGTGCAATGCTTAAGCTATACACCTTCAACGTTTATCGTCGCTCGGTGGCAGGGAAGGAAATAGAACGTAAACTATTCAGTCTAGAAGAGATGCTGAACTGTGCAACCTGTGTAAATCTTCAGGGATTCGAAACAATCTACTCTAGAGCAACACAATTCGCACAGGACATCGATCTCGAAAACGAAAACAGACGCATCGGTCTAATACAAGCACAGGTTCGTCTGTTTAGACAAAACACACAAATAAGTTAAAAGGACAAGAAAAAATGAGTTTAGTAAAAGGTCCATTCAAGTTCAAGTGGGGAGCAAACACTCTCAACAACGTTTCTGAAATCTCAGTTGACTACACTGTTGATACCAGCGACACAACTACACTTGATGGTAACAAGTTCACTGTACAAACAGGTATGAGCGCAACCGTAACTTTCACACTTCTTGAGAATGACATCGCTTCTTTGGCTACAGTACTACCCCAGTACCACGTACCAAACGGAGGCACTCTTTCAACAGGAGAAACTGTTACAAACACAGCGGGTGCTATCGACATTGTTGCCGCTTCTTGCAGCAGCACAGATATTTACAACCCACTCGACATCTGGGCATGTGGTCCAGCAGGTGACAGCCAGGTTCTACGCTTGGTTAACGCTCGCACACAAATCGATTCTATCGACGTTGCAGATGGTCTACGTACTGTAGCTATCATGTTCGTAGGTGAACCACAAGGCGGTGACGCAGTTGTTCAATTCTTGAACAGCAGCGAAACATTCGTAAGCTAGTCAAACAAAAAAATCGCATAACAAGACCAAAGGAGTTTATTTATGGCAAAGTATGATTTAACTAATAGCTTGGAGAAGGACTTCGTATTCGCAATCGACGGCAAGGAGTTCTTATTCCGCAAGCCTACGGTACGTGAAATGCGTGCTATTGCAAACAAGTTCTCAGGTATCGAAAAGATTACCGACACTGACGAACAGTTGAGACAGAACGACGAGGCACAAAAAGACCTTTATGCGTTTATCTCATCAGTAAATCACGATCTTAATATTGCAGACGTTCTAAACGATCAGCCAGTTGATGTGCAGATTGCATTCAACGATATGATTCAGAAAGAGCTCGGCGCTAAGAAATAATGGCCGACCGTAGCCCTGAAGACGCAGCTGCGAGAGTAAGGGCAATATTCGGGGATGTGGTAGACGCTAAGCCTATCCACGCTCCGGTGAGCGAAGATTCGGACGCAGAAGTAGTAGACCTTCTCACAAGGGTTTGTTACTTCTACCCTCAGTACACCCTAGATGAAGCTGAAAAGCTAACAGATTCTCAGGTGACAGCACTGCTCGTGCAAGCCGAGAGGCAAAGAGCAATAGACCTTTACAACTACACGCTTATCGCTGCTGCTCCACACTCTAAGAAAGGTAAGCTCGTAGACAAACTCATTAAACAGTACAGGAAGATCGCCGAACTATAATGCAAGACAGCAACCTAAAATATTACATTCTAGTAGAAGGCGCTAAAGAGGGCGCAGCTGCCTTTAAGCTTGTCGGTGATGCTGCAAAGCAGGCAGCAACTGCTGTAAGTGGTACGGGGACTAACGCCCAAGGTGCCAGCAAGTCTATCAAGGACTTGAACAACACAACCAATGAGAACGCAAACGCTACTAATCGAGCTGCTAAGGCTCAGAGTAACTACTTTGTTCACATTGCGAAGACAACCGTTCAATCGGCCTTAGTTAATAAGGCCTTTTTGTCTATTGTTGACGCTATGGGTGCAGCCGTTAAGCAAGCTGACCTGATTGCTACATTCCCAGCTTCTATGGTTGCACTTGGGGCTTCTTCAAAAGACGCTTCAGATGCTCTTGTGAAGCTTCGTCAGTACGTTCAGGGTGTTGGTGGTGACATTGGTCTAGCTACAAACGCTGTGGCTCGTTTCGTTGCAGTTAATAAGGATGTTAAAGCTTCTACGGCAGTGTTCGCAGGTGTTAACAACGCCCTTATTGCGGGTGGTGCTTCAGCTGACGCTCAAGCAGGTGCCCTAGAACAGCTTATCCAGGCTTACTCTCGTGGTAGATTCGAAGGTGAAGAATGGAAGTCAGTCAACACCGCTATGACCCTAGCTATTAGCGAAACGGCGAAGGCGTTGGGTTATGTAAGCACATCAAGCCTACAGGACGCATTGAGTGAAGGTAAGGTTTCGATGAACGAATTCATCACCGAACTTACTAAGCTTTCAACTGAAGCGGGGCCAATCTCAGACCAAGTTGCATTAAAGATGACGGGTATCGAGTTCGCGGGTACTGCTATGAAGAACGCCCTAGTTAACGGTTTGACACAAATCTACATGACTGTGGGTCGTCAGAACATCGTTAACTTCTTCAGCTTCTTGACTCAGGTTATTACGGTTCTTTTCCAGTGGGTCGTACAGCTCATCAACGTGTTTAGATGGTTGTTCGGTCTTCTAACTGGTCAACCAATGGGTGATATTGCTGGTGATACAGCAGAAAGCCTCGCAGCGGGTGCTACATCAGCTTCAGACCTAGGCAATAACCTAGATGACGCAAGCAAATCCGCCAAGAAACTACGTAACCAACTCGCTTCATTCGATAAGATGAACGTGCTCACTGAACCTAAAGACGACGACAAAGACAAGGGAAGCGGTACTGCGGGACCGTTCTCGGCTGCACAGGCTGGTGAACTAGGTAAAATCTTCGGTGATCTTGACACTAAGGTTCAAGACATCTCTAAGTGGGCTAAGATTCTTGCGGGCATTATCGCAGGTATCGCTACCCTCGCTGCACTATCAACACTGCTTAACTGGGCTGTAAACTTCGGTAAGAACCTAGCAACAGCGTGGGACTTCGCAAAGAAGGTGGGAAGTGCAATCAGCACCGTAGCTAAATGGGCGTGGAACGCAGCCGTAGATGGTGCAAACCTTCTTGGTGCATATCTAAAAGACGCTTGGCTACGTGCAAAAGACTTTGTAGCTGTTAAATGGGAGCAAACCAAAACAGCTATCTCTGATGTGGTTGAAAAAGCCAAAGAACTCGGCAGGGTTGCATGGGACAACGTTAAGTCTGGTCTCGAAAAGATTCGTGACGCAGCAGTTGACGCTGGTAAGAAGGTTAAAGATGTTGCTGTCAACATGGCGACAACCGCCGCCTCAGCAGTTAAGAACGCAGCAATCGCAGCAGCAGCATGGACAAAGGCAGCCGTTACTTCAGCGGCCGCTTGGTTGAAGCAGACAGCAGTTATGGTTGCACAGTTCATCGTAACCGCAGCAAGAGCAGTTGTACAAGCTGTCATCGTTGCAGGTGCATGGGTTGCAGCAGCAGTCGCTACAGCAGCCGCTTGGGTAATCGCAAACGCAGCTATGCTTGGTATCTGGGGTCTTATCATCGCAGCTATCATTGGTGCGGTAGCTCTTATCATCGCAAACTGGGACTCAATCGTTAACTTCTTTAAGGGAGTCTGGGACGCTATCGTCGGCTTCATCAAGGGGGTTGTAGATTGGGTTGTAAATAACTGGCCACTACTACTCGCTATCATTACTGGACCGATCGGTCTAGCTATCTTGTGGATTGTTCAAAACTGGGAGCTTGTAAAGCAAGCATTCGCAAACGCATGGGAGTTCATCAAAAAAGTGTTCTCGGTCGTTGGTACGTGGATTTACGACAACGTAATCAAGCCAGTCGTAAACTTCTTCACAGGACTATGGGATTCAATCGTTAAGATATTTTCTGTAGTAGGTAAATGGTTCGGCGACATCTTCTCAGGTGCATGGGAGAGTATCAAATGTGCATTCTCAGAGGTAGGAAGCTTCTTTAGAGGCATCTGGGACACTATCGCTGGTATTTTCGGTAAAATTGGTTCTTCTATCGGTAACGCTATCGGTGAGGCGTTCAAGACGGTAGTTAACTCGATCATTGGGTTCGCAGAAGGAACAATCAACATGTTCATTAAAGCGATCAACGGTGCTATCGGTCTTATCAATAAGATTCCGGGCGTTAGCATTAAGACTTTGACAGAGCTTAAGATTCCTCGTCTTGCGACTGGTGGTGTTGTAAACCAGCCAACAATCGCAGAGATTGGTGAAAATGGTGCAGAAGCAGTTGTGCCTCTAGAAAACAACCTAGAGTGGATTGACAGACTTGCATCAAGAATCAACGGTAACGGTGGTAACGGTCAAGCAACGCCTGACATTATACCTGTTACGAACGCAAAAGAACAGCCAACAACACAAATCAACATTAACGTATCGGGTGTACTCGCCACGAGCGAACAAGATAAAGCAAAGCTTGCTGAAATGATTGCTAAACAGCTTCAGAGTCAGCTACGTGCAAAGGGACTTAAGGGAGCATTCTAATGGCATACGAAATTACACTTGAAGACGATTCAACTACATGGGTGTCACCAGCACCGAATACACCGCTTACTGAACAGGTCATTGAAGCCACCTCTGAAGTAACAACGCTCGACCTCAACATCTACGTTGATCTATTCGAGACAAAGCGTGTCTGGACAATTAGATGGGGCTACATGGACGCAGCAGGTTACGCAGCACTGAAGGGATTCTACGACCGTCAGTTTACCGCACTTAAGTTCCCTGAAGTTACGATTCCTGACATGGGTGTGACCTCTGTTGTTGTGAGAGCAACACTGAGCGAGCAGAACATCACTGACGAATCAGGATTAGTAGAAAATGTAGAATTAGTATTAAGAGAGACAATTCAGTCAACAGATAATTACTTTGTATCATAATGCAGATAGTACCAACCTCATTTCACGACAAGTCACAGGCGGGCATCCGTAAACACAGATGGTCGCTACTGATGTCGTTCGACAAAGATTTTGATGACTCTAGAACCTTCTTCACCCTCGACGCCTCGTCACTAGACGGTTCTGACGTACTCGCACCAGTTGGCGACAACCCGATTCAGTTCTGGGACTTCTACTCATACTTGCCCTACACAAATAGGGTTATTTCGCTTGAGTGGAGCAGACAAATTGATTTTCCCTTCTCGGTTCAGTCGTCTATGGCTACATCTGTTCTTAATAACTTCGATAACTACTTCTCTTCTCATACGAATAGCCCTATTAACCAGTACCTCATTCCCGGTAGACCAACCAAGTTATTCGCCGGATATGAAAACGAGCCCCTACTTCAGCAGTTTGTAGGTCTTACTCAAGATAAACCAGAACTCGATCAGCAGGCTCGCACTGCTAAATTTGAGGCGTTGGATTACTTAAGTGAAATCTTCAAACTTCAGCTATCTGAATCAGTTGCGATGTCAAACGTCAGAACGGACGAGGCTCTTGCTGCCCTATTTGAGCAGTTCGGTATCGAAGCATACCAGTATCAGCTTGCTCGTGGAAGAAACACAATTCCTTTCTTGTTCTTGCAAGAAGGTTTAAGTGCTGCTGATGCGTTTAGAAAGATCATGCAGGCAGAAGGTGGTCAACTATGGATTGACGAACAAGGTTTGATTAGGTTTGACCAGCGTCTCGTCACGGCTGACGGACCCGTCTTCACTTTTAACGAGTCAAACATCTCAGCAATCTCTACAACTGAAGACACTGAAATCATTAACAGGGTTAGTATCATCTCTAACATTCGTTCGGTACAAGACGCACAGCCTATTCACGCAGGTTCTGGTGAGCTTTCTAGCCCTACGCTATCTGAACCAGTTGTTATTCCCGCAAGTAGCTCTGGTGAGTACAGCATCAAGCTTGCAGACCCCCTAGCTGGATATAGCGAACCTACAATCGGCTTCACTTCAGGCGACTCATGGTTCACCGTTCAGACGAAGGGTGGCTCTGATGTTGCTACAAACGTATCTGTAACAGATTCTCTACTAGCTGTCAATACTTTAACGCTTACGTTCACAAACACAAATAGTTTCGATGTGTATATTAACGCTATCGAAGTGTATGGTGAGCCAGCGAGAATTGTTGACACCCTAAACTACGAAGCATATGACCAAGACAGCATCGACGAATATGGAGAGCACCTTCTTGCGATAGAGAACGACCTATTCGGTTCAGAGTCTAACTGTGAATCGTTCGCCTACACTGTAATTGACGCATACTCTCAGTTCGACAGTATCGTTGAAATGTCGGTTAAGGGAGACCCAGCACTACAGCTAGGTGATATAATATGGGTAGACACTAGAAAAATTGCTGGTCAATTTCAAATAATAAAAATTTCAAACTCAATAAGTATGGGTGGCGTTAGACAGGTTATCAAAGCTAAGCGTTATAACCCAAGACACTGGTTCATCCTAGACGTATCTGTACTTAATGACGGGGACGTACTGGCACCGTAATGGCAATAACAACAAAGAAAAAATATACAGGTCAACAGAGCACATCTGGTCTTAGCGGTCAGCTGCGTTTTGAAGAAGGTAACAACCGTATGGTACTGCACGACGGTACGAATTATCGTATGGTTATTGGTGTTTTACCTGACGGCACTATCGGTATTGCTATTTCTAAGGTGGGTCAGGACGTATTTGACGCATTCTAATGGCTGTTACTGATGTAGACATACTATCGTTTGTTAGCCAGTTTCCTATCGACAAGATTGCACTGGTTGATTCGATAACGATCAACAACCCCGGACCAACTTACGCAAACGAAGACCTTCAGAGGGCTAGAGTTGTGACTGCGACAAAGGCACATTCAGTTGGTAGACCCTGTTTTATTAGAGCAAGGTTCAGAATTGACGGCGGTGAATGGCAAGATATGAACACGATTCTCTTTTACACTTTCGTAGTAACAGCGTTCGGTGCGGTTTTAAGTAACAGAATCGGTCAAATATCGATTGGCTGTGACGCTAATAACGTGTACTTCAGAACCGCTAACGGTCACCACTCAGACGCATCGGGTTCGGGACCGTTCTCCTACACTACTTTTGCTCACTCATTTGAAATTCAATACGTACTATACGAAATGGACTAACATGGCTGTTGATTTAACAAAACTACAATTCTACTCAGGCAACAACTATCTAAAAAGATCATCTTTCTTTGGTCAGATGAACGCAGTTTCTACGGGTTATGACCCCAACCAGACATCAATTACTCACAATCTTGGGTATATTCCCCAGTTTGTCGTCGCAGCAGACTATCAAAACAACGGTATCTGGTGGGCAAATGAGTTCTGCAACGATGTTCGTGGACCAGGAGGTGTTACTAATGGTGTGATTATGATTAGTCCCTCTATTGATAGCACCAGCTTCTTCGTGATCGCCAGTGCTAGCTACGATGGTAGCATCTTCACAGCGACAAGACCCGTTAAATATGGAATTTACTTGGACTCATAATGGTTGATTTATCTAAACTTATTCTATTAACATCAGTTAACACCTTCAAAGCCGACAACGACGTTCAGACGGGCAGCTTCGTATTAGGCGGTTCAGCACCAGAAATGGCTTCTACGGGTATGATTACTCGTACTTTCACCGTGACGCTTGCTGTTACCGCAGACTACTGCGACATTATGTTTAATGGACCGTACACAACTGCGTTCACTTACCCGAACTGGGCTGTTGATACGAACCGTTGGGCTGCACCGGGAAGAGGCGTGTATCGCATTCTACTGAACGCCTCTGGCTATACGAACGAAAATATTGGTTTCGAGATATTCACCAGCCTATCTGGTAGAACCCTGACAATCACAGCGGTGAGCCAGAACCAGTTCTTGGCAAGTGGGGCTACGTTGACCAACGCTACGATCAGCTACAGAATTATTCCTTATTCGTCTACAACACAGTAGACCAAGGCTCAAAAGAGATTCCGTAGGTGAGATGAAGCCTCATGAATGAGTTCTTCTCGGCGGTAGTAGTGCCGTTCACCCCAGTCTTATTCGCATGAGTCTCTATAACACGCACAGCATTATCTTCGCCGACAGCAGATACAACCTTACTGACATCTGATACGAACAAGTCTTTGTTCTGACTTGCGTAGGTAGGATAGTATGATTCAAATTTCTGAACGATAGATTCGCTCACCCCGTACTTTTCATAGACGGTTGGTGCTGGTGCTTCAGCGGGTTTTGGTTCAGGTGCGACTTCTTGCGTAGCGGGAGCGACGTTTACGACCGTATTATCAGCAATTTCTGGTTCTACACTAGACGGCACGTCAGAAACATGCTCTGTGACGTGTTTTAAGCTATCTACAGACGCTTGTGGCCCAGAAGACGATAAAGTGTTCGCTGACCATGCTCCGAAGCCTGTGAGAGCTATGAGAGCGGCAAATAGAATTGCTTGTCGTTTGCTAAATTTGAAATCAATCTTTTTCATATCATCATTCTAAATTGAAACATAAAAAAAGTCAAGCATAAGCTTGATTTTTCTTTTACACTCTTGCAGAGAGTGCAGTAAGCTCTTCGAAACTAGACCGCAGCACGTTTCCTGCGTCTCTAAACGACTCTAATTCAGCCTCGTCAGGAAGCGTAAGCCGCTCCGTTACTATACCTGCAAAGGGTCTTGTTATTGCGTTTGGAGTTGTTAGAAAGGGGCCCTCAGGGGCACTGTCTGGGGTCATCAGTGCGTCAGGAACCGCATTCGTTAGTGGGGTAGGAACGTCATCGGCAAACGACCTTGGGTATGCAACAATTCCAGCAATTAGATTCATCAACGTGCAGCCCGGTACGCTTACTGTATCCATGAACGGAACCGACAACCTCGCCATAGCGTTGACATTTATACCTGTTATTTCATCTACGTTCGCCTAGTGTTGCACCACCTGCAAGAGCGTTGAACTAATCTACGTAAATAAACGACCCGTCGTCGAGCACTTGGTCGATCTTTTCGTCGCCAATATTCTTTAAGAGGGACTTAAATGTTTTTTCTACTTCAGTGCTATCGCTATTAGTTGTCCACACGAACATGGCAAACTTTTTATCGTTTTTTTCGTAGTTCTTTCCGTAAGAGTATATTGGTGCTACGCTGCTCGATCTGACCAATATCCCGTTCTTAAGATATGGGTATCCGCCAGAGAAGGTTCTGACATACATTTCGTCTTTTCTTAGTGCGTGGCAAAGACCAACTTTATCGTGTTCTGCGTATTGTTTCATATACTAATTATACCAAAGCATTACCGTTTTGGCAAATCAACACTCTTGCAGATAATGGTGTAACAGCCAATAAGATAGATTTTTCTACTATACAAAGTGGGTGGAATTTCGTGGTTGGAAGCGGGACCGCTAATTCAACAAAAACAATAACATTTAGCGACTCGTTTTCTGCTCCCCCACTGGTATTTATGTCAATGATTGGATATAAAACTGGATCTAACCCAACATCGCCAACCGATATAAACGCACCAGCGTCTTGGACGGTAGGAACGAACAATGTGACCTCAAACGATTTTCTAGCGTTCTATTCTCAAGCTAGTGGTACGCTCGCAACTAATGTGCGGATACTATTCTACTGGATAGCGATTGGGAATTAACCCCTTTTGCAGAGAGTGCAGTAACAAGATCAAAAATAGGTTCTTCGACATTTCCGAAGGTGCACGCCTACAGAGCTGCTGCTGTTAATTCAACTAATGGTTCTGGTAGTAAAATAGTATTTGATACAGAGACAATTGACACCCATAACGCTTACAGCACGTCTACTGGAGTTTTTACCGCGCCATACACGGGAGACTACTTCATTAGCATCGGTGGTGGCAACACGGCTGCGACAAGTACTGTGATGTATTGGTACATAAAAAGAAACAGCACCACTATCAGACAAGGTACTGTCTGGAATCCTTCGAACACTAACAATCGTCAAACATTAACGACCACAGTTTCATTAACTGCGTCAGACACTATTGAGTGTTGGTATGTAGGTGGTGGAGGTTCGGTTATCGCCGTAGGTCAAGAGAATCTATTTCTTGATATTAACTACTTACCTTAGTTAAATCAACTCAACCATAATAAATGGTTTAGTATTTGAAGCACTGATTGTTCCTGCATTACAGGCGATTGTTCCTGAACCAGATTGACGATATGCTGTAAGTTTATAGGTGTGTGAACCCGCAGACGGAGCGTCTACGATTACCGACCAATATGCGTTATAGCCAAAAACATTAGGGTGAGCTAAGGTGTGAAAACCTAGATAGGTAGAACCTTCTTTGATGAATACACGAGATGTATCACCAGAGCTTGTACTTGATAGCCATGTCTGAGCGGTGATACGTATCGAGCGTCCACCTGTCGGAATGCTCACCGTAATGCTTAGACCTGTTAGGTCTACCTCTGTTGATGTGATACCGCCTTGGGTCGTCGAGGTTGTTGCGTAGCCTAAAAGTATTGCTCCTGGAGCGACCTTCGTGGCTGTCACTGCACTCTCTGCAAAAATGATTGCTTATCAAGTACCAAATGCGACCCAAGTATAGAATAGCGTGTGACCAGCCGTGAAGTTAGCCCCCTGTCTTGTGATAACGACCTGAAAACCTGTTGTTGACTCGTTATTCGCCGCAGCCTGCATGTTATCAATATAAGATGTTGACGTTCCTGGATATGCACCAGAACCACTTCCTGTCATTATGCCACCCCCCGCTGTTACTAGTACGACGGGGAGACTCGTATACGGAGTCGGAAATGTCACAGACTCTGAAAGATTTGTTGCTGCCGCCCCGGCGATTCTCCCCCAGCCATACTGAATCTTGACGCTATTGGGGTTGGAGTTGGTGGTATCATATTGTCTCGCTATGAAAGTACCGAAATCGACTTTACTACCCGTTACAGCATTGTCTGCAAGAAAGTCAACCCCTATTATGGTATAATAAAGTTAATGAATGTCCTCTTTTTGGACTAGAAAATAAAAGAAAAACACCCTCGGAGAATACAAAAAGCATGGCATTACCAAACCCCGGAATGGACGCAGTACCGTTCACGCCACTTACAGCTGAATTTTTAGACGACATGATCGAGAATATCGAGTCTCTATCAGATGGTACAGGGTTCGAAAATGGTGCAATTACCACGAACACTCTTGCAGATAATGGTGTAACGATAGATAAGATCGATAGTTCCGGCTATCCTAGGTTTATTGCCAGCAAGAACGTAAGTCAGGGCGGAGCGACCACCGGGACAGTAATAGCATATCCCGCCAAAGAGCTTGACACACATAACGCGTACAGTACCGCTAACTCAAGATTCACGGCGCCAATATCGGGTACGTACATGTTCATGGCCGGAGCATTCGCAAACGGTGCGGCCAATACTGGACTCATTATCAATATATCTAAAAACGGAGTGGCACAATATCGCGGAGGAGACGGTGCTGGATCGGCATTCGAGAGAGGTTCAAATGTTGTGGCACTTGTTCAACTGTCCGCGGGCGACTATGTTGATGTTCGCATTCAGTATATAGCCGGAACCAGTAATATAGAGGGGTTCGCATCCCACAAATTCAGTGGGTTTATGGTATTCGGGTCGTAGTCTTTTGCAGAGAGTGCAGTAACACGTTCTAAAATAGATTTTACTACCTTTGTTGGCTACTATACAAACATCAGTACAATCACTACAATTACAGCAGGGAACTTCAGTGGTACGTCAACTCGTTCAAGTCAATCCGCTACCATCCCAGCCAACTGTACTAGGGCGTTAATCGTTGCTACCGTTCGTCTACAGTCTCAGGGGGCGTCAGCGAATGACATGTCTTCTAGAATACAAGTAGGAGGAAGTGGAAATAGCACTGGTACTGGTGTTGTTACTGGAGTAGGGACATTTAACGGTAGTATGTCTACTATGCTTGGAATACTCACTGTTTCTCCGGGTTCTAACACCTTTGATTTGGTTTGTACTGCTGTGTCAAGCGCCTCAGCTTCAAACTACACTTGTCTTGTTATACCGTTACCAAGTTAATCGTGTCCTAGAACGATAACACTTGAGTTTGCAGCAAAGTTGCCTGTTCCGCCAACGTTTACTATCTCAATACTACTAATCTGATTTGATGAGTTCGCCCATTTGACAAGCAATTCGGCACGATCCGGAGCAGAGGCCGCACTAGACGGCGTACCAGTGAAGTTACCAAACCTCTGTACTGTTATATTCTTTTCGTTCGTGGCAATATTCACGACATCTAATATTCCTCCCGCGAATGTATACGCAAACGCACCCGCTAAAGATGCTCTGTTTTGGCTAACCGATGTACTATCGGCACCACCGTTTGTTGATATACGCACAGCATAGTTGTTGCCACTATCACCGTTGAGTCTAAATGCGTTTTCTACTGTTCCCCCTGTCGCGTGTATAGAGACATAAATACGTAGATATTTTTTCGGCGTGAATGACAATGCGATGCTTCCGCTGGTAGTGCCCAGAACTGTTCTACCAAGTTCCTCCCACCATATTCCAGAGGTCTTACTAAAGGTTACTGCACTCTCTGCAAAAATGTTACAGCGGGATGACCGTTATTCTTCTGTCTAAGAAGTGACCAACACCAGCATTGATTTTATATTGCATCTTGAAAGTTGTAGAACCTTGGTTAAGACCAGTCAAAAGAAATGTTGCCCCTATTCTACATCCAGCATTTGTTGTTACATTGTCTACTAAACGAGTCTGAACAGACAGGTTCTCTGCTGGAGCAATTGTATTCGCGCCACTAGCGACAAACCCTATAAAGTTGTTGGCAGTAGCTGTGTCACTCATTGTGCTTCCATAGAGGCAGACAAGTGCTAGCCCGTTAAGACCAATTGTCACAGTAACAGATGGACCTGTAGTTGCTAAGTCAACAAAAGAACCGACCGTAGAGGTGCTTTGCTGTGTGGCTACAAAAGCTGTAGTCGCGCCAGTATTGAGTTTTCTTGGCGTTATAACATTATCTGCAAGAGTGTAAAAGAAAAATCAAGCTTATGCTTGACTTTTTTTATGTTTCAATTTAGAATGATGATATGAAAAAGATTGATTTCAAATTTAGCAAACGACAAGCAATTCTATTTG